TAGCTATGGTTATTTTTGGGGTTAACTTTTTGGTAGATTTAATCGAAAATAAAAATGAATTATAACTAAAAAACTATAGTTTTATAAATAAAAAGTGATAATAATTTGGTTATCACTTTTTTTTTTTGTACATTTGCATTATGAATTTCTAAAAACTCTAATGGTTATAATGTAGCAAAAGGTGGGGATGGTGGTGATACAATATCTAATCATCCAGATATTGAACTTATTAAAGAGAACGTTTCTAAATTTCATTCAGGTAAAGTTTTATCTGATGAACATAAACAGAAAATTAGTGATGCTCATAAAGGAATGAAAAAACCTTGGACTAAAAAAACAGCTAAGATGATGGCTGAAGGTAATATAGGTAAAGAATCTCCATTAAAGGGCACTACTTTAACTGAAGAGCATAAACAGAAAATTAGTGAAGGTAATAAAGGACAGAAAAAAGTTTTTACCGAAGAACATAAAAAAAATATTGGTAAAGCAAATAAAGGGAAACATTCACAATTAAAAGGTAAATCTTACGAAGAAATTTATGGTGTGGAGAAAGCACGAGAAATGAAATTAAAGCAGAGTAAGAAAAGAAAGAATAGAGTTGTTAGTGAGGAAACTAAAAAGAAGATTTCTGAATCAATGAAAAAAAGAAAAAATGGGAAATGAATTAAGTATAGTTAAGTACATTAAAGAGTATGGCTTGGATAATGCAGTTAATACATTTAAATTAACTTGTAAGGATTATGGATACAAGATTTTACTCAAATACAATCAAATAGAATCTGATATGTCTATACCTGAAGTACAAGATTGTAGAGGTCTTATACTTGAGAAAGATACTTGGAAGGTTATGTCTTTGGCATTCAGAAAATTCTTTAATTCAGCTGAAACACATGCGGCTAAAATAGATTGGAACACAGCACTTATTTTAGAAAAATGTGATGGGTGTTGTCACGGGGATACCATATTGATAACTGAGGGTGGTGAAATGACAATTCGTGATATATGTGAAACGGAATATTCTGGTAAAGTTTTATCATTTGATTTAGAAACTAATGAGCCAATATATGATGAAATAGTGGATTATTCAATTAAAAAGAATATTAATAATTGGTTTGAGATTGAATTAGAAAATGGTACTATTATTAAGTTAACTGGTAATCATAAAGTATGGTTACCTAATTTAGAGTGCTATCGTAGGGTTGATGAATTAACCGAAGATGATGAATTCTTACTAATTACTTAAAAAACTTGACACCTATCAAACTTTTCTAATAGTATAAATATTAGTAATGGATTAAAAGAGGTTTGGTCTAATTTATCTGATGATGAATTTAATAAAAGAATGATTAGATTACATAAAAATTTTGTATCGAAATTAGAGGTTAGAGTTAGGAATATATTAACTAATTTGAACATATCATTCACGCCACAATTTCCATTAAATAATCGAACATATGATATTAAAATTGATAATACTAATATATTGATTGAAGTTAATGGTGATTTTTGGTATGCCAACCCATCGCCTTTGGCGTGGGTGGGTAGTTCACAGTAGGGGGTGTAAAAGCCATTCATCGTTATTTGTAGGGCCGCTGTGAGTTAGTGGGGAGTCTAACAAGTATAATAAATAATAGAATATGAAAATAGTTAAGGTAAAACATATTAAAGAGATAGAATGTGACTCTAAGAGGTATGATATTCAAACCAAAGAAACCAATAATTTCTTTGCTAATGGGATATTGGTACATAACTCATTGATTCAAGTATATTGGGATTGGGTAGCTGAAAAATGGTGTGCTGGCACATCTGGTATGGCCGAAGGTGAAGGTGAAGTAAATGATAAACCAAATACTAAGTTTTCTGAATTATTTTGGGATACAATTACATCACCAAAATATGGTTTTAATTGGGATAGAATGGTTAGAGGTAGAACATATATGTTTGAATTAATGACACCGTATAATATTGTTGTTTGCCCACATGGAGAATCAAAAGTATCATTATTAGGTGTTAGAGATTTAGATACGTTAAATGAGTATGGTTTTAATGATTTATATACAATATCTACTGATATTGGGTTACCATTAGTTAAATCTTTTAACATTAATGCATCAAATGCTGGTCATTTAATGGCGACATTTGAAGGTATGTCATTCTCTGAAGAAGGTTATGTTGTAGTTGATGCTAATTTCAATAGAATCAAGTTAAAAAACCCAGCTTATGTTGCAATGCATTATACTAAAAGTAAATTAGGTAATCACCATATATTAGAGGTGTTAAAAACTAATGAAGTTGATGAATGGATTGCAACGTTCCCAGAAAGGTCTGAAGAAATAATTCAACTTAAAGAAGGGTTAGTAAAATTGACTGATGATTTGGAAAATGCTTGGGTAGAATTAATACCATATAAACCTAAAAACATAACTAAACAAGAACAAAAGAGGTTTGCGATGAAAGTATTTGAAGTATCTAATAAACACTTCAAAAATACTCGTCACACTGGATTGTTTTTTGGGTTAAAAGATGGTAAAATTAACACGATTAGAGAATATATAATCAATATGAATAATAAAGATTTATATGAAATATTAACAAAATAAAAGGCCCTCATGGGGCCTTTTTTATCCAATTTCTATTCTTCTATTGGGTGAATCTTTATTATTGCTTTTAGGAATGGATATTTTAAGGATTCCATCAACATAATCAGCTGAGATTTTATCATGCTCAACGTTTTTTGGTAAAGAAAAGCTTCTTTTAAACGATGAATAAGAAAATTCTCTTTTCTTATAATTTAAATCATCTTGATTATTTTCCATTGATGATTCAGCTGACACTTCTAATTTATCACCATTAATCTCAATATTAAAATTGGATTTGTTAAAACCTGGGGTTGCCACATCAATAAGATAAGCTCCCTCATTTTCAATAACATTAACCGAAGGGGTTGTTATTAATCTACTGTCAAAAAGATTATCAAACCAAGGGTCTAATTTTGGAAATTCAAATAAGCTTGGTGATAACTGACCGTTTTTTTTAATTGGTACTAAAGTTTTCATAAGTTCTAAAAATTTTTATTTGTTATTATTTGTTTGTATGTAGACAAATTATATACCATTAGAAAAAACCTGAAAAAATGTCAGTTTATTTGTTTATCTTAAATATTATTCGTATATTTGCGTATTAAACACAGTATTATGAAAAAACTAGAGATATATAGAAGGGTGTTATTTTATAAAGTAAGGAGTTATCAAGGTGGTGAATATGACATGTTTACAAATTATGAAACAATTTTTTATGTATACAAGGGTATTGAAAAAAGAAAGAAATTTTGGCTATTTGGGTCTGAATATGATTATGAAATTTATGAAGAAGTTTTTACTCTAGGTTTTAATATCGAAAGCAAACACTTCTCAAAGAAAGAGGTTAGAGATAAAATTTACGAACAAGTAAAGTTGTTAGAAAGACAAGAAGAAATCAAAAAAGGAGAATTAATATAACTTACATAGGAAAAAGATTATAGAGAAGCGAGAATGGTGTCGGTAAAAACCAAAAGGGTAAATAAAGTTTGTTTATTTAAAATAAATTACGTATATTTGCATTATGAAATTAACATTAGATACAATTTTAAGTGAATTGAAGATAACTGGAGAAGTTCTAGCGGTTTTTGGGTACGGCTCTCAAATATATGGTACAGCGACTGAAACTTCTGACCATGATTTTATTATAGTCATGAAAGGTGCTATGTTAGATAATGGTGCATTTAAGAATAATGCAATTTCTAATGAAGATTATTCAATTCAAGGTACAGTATACTCAAGAGGTGGATTCTTAGACGCTATTAATAGGTATGATATAATCGCATTGGAGTGTTTATCATTGGATGATTCTCAAGTGGTATTCAAGAAATGGCCCTTTAAGGTAACCAATTGGAATACCAAAGAAATGATTAAACAAGTTATCAGAAAGGCATCTGATAGTCGTCACTATGCTAATATGGCATCAAAGAATGGTGATGGTGAACATGCAATAAAGAGTATGTTCCATGCTTTGAGGATATTACAATTTGGATTACAATTAAAAGAGCATAAAAAGATTATTGATTTTCAAGCATGCAATAATTTATATGCGGATTTTAAAAAAATACTTCCAGAAAATTTTGATTCTAGAAATTATTTTCGTATCTTTGACAAACTAATGAATAATTTAAAAGAATAATATGACAATTAAAGCAATATTTGATGAAATAAGTAACACAGCTGGTGATAATGCCAAAATGGATGTATTACGCAAGTATAAAGACAACGACTTACTTAAAGAAGTTTTGTATCGAATAAAATCTAAAAGAGTGAAGTTTTTTATTAAACAAATACCTGAATATATTTCATTAAATAGTTCAATCCCAGCTTCATTAGAGTGGGGTTTAAATAATCTTGATGAAATTTCTGACAGAAAAATTAGTGGACAAGCGGCTATAAATCATTTAAAATTCATATTAGAAAGTGTATCACCAGATGATGCTTATATCATTGAGAGAATTATTGATAAAGACCCTAAGAATGGTTTAGGTAGAACCTACATTAATAAAGTCTATGGTGATTTGATTGAGAAAACGCCATATCAAGGTGCTAAATCATATGATGAAAAATTAGCTAAAGATATTTTTAAGAAATATGGTTACGCTTATAGTGACGTTAAAATGGATGGTAGGTATGCTAACGCAATCATTCAAGGTGGTGAAGTTGAGTTAGAGTCTAGACAAGGTGAAACAACTCATATTCCAAGTGACTCATTATTATTTGAGGAATTATCAAAATTCCCTGATGGTGTATTAAATGGTGAGCTTACAATGGAGAATTTAGACCGATACACAAGTAACGGTATTATAGCTTCAATTGTCGATATTGAGGGTCGTGGTAAAATGGGTGATAGAAGTGATGAAGAAACCGCTAAAAAATTAGTGGCATTCGAGAAAAAGCATGGTAGTTTTAAAGAAGCTGTTGATAAAATCAGATATACTGTATGGGATTCAATTACATTAGATGATTATTTTAATAAGAAATCTGATATTGAATATAGACATAGATTGGATTTCTTATTTAAAAAGACTCCAGTTTTAGAATGTGATAGAGTATCAGTAGTTGAACGTAAGAAAGTATATTCTTATGATGAAGCAATGAGTCACTTCCAAGAGATTTTAAATAGAGGTGAAGAAGGTACCATCCTTAAAGCACCAACAGCTGGATGGTTTGATGGTAAGAAAAATCACCAAATAAAAATGAAATTAGAAATGAATATTGACCTTAGAGTTATAGGGTTTGAATATGGTGAAAAAAGAAGTAAAAATGAAAATGTTTATTCAACAATAAACCTTGAATCATCATGTGGTAAATTAAGAACCAATGCTTCTGGTATGACTGAGAAGATGATGAAAGATATTACTGAAAGAGGTGATGAACTTATGGGGACAATAGTAGAAATACGTTGTTGTGGTTTATCTCAAAACTCTAATGGTGATTGGTCAACTTTACATCCTTCAGTTGTTGAATTGAGAGATGATAAAGATACTTGTGATTCATTAGAGTCATGTCAAGAGATTGAAGCAATGGCTAAAGGATTAGGTAAAGAAGTGGGATAATGGGAAAGTTATTTATAATTATTACAATAATTTTGGTTTACGTTATTGGGTATGTAATATCATTAATTACATTGAAGAGGTGTGCTAAACAACTTGGGTTAGACCATTACGATGATAATGATAGAGGGTATGTAATGATGGATGATTATGAATCAAATGAATCAGCTTGGATATCTTTTAGTTTTGTTTGGCCAGTGTTCTGGTTTATAATTGGAATCATTGGATTCTTCAAATTCATTTCAAATCAAAGTGAAAAATTTTTAAATAAATTAAATAATGAAAAAACATAGTGCATTCCCGAAAATCGGGCAATATAGACAAGTAGTAAAAGAAGCTAGAGATAGAGCCGCATACATAGGTAAAGATGAGAATGGTGATGCAATTTTTGACTATTCTAAAGTTGCACCAACCATTAAATTTAAAGGTACTGTGAAACTTCATGGGTGTTTTGATAAAAACTCTTTAGTTACTTTAAGTAATGGTGAAGAAATACCAATTAGTGAAATTAATGTTGGTGATTCTATTTTGAGTTATGATTTTGAATTTAATAGGTTTGTGGATAAAAAGGTTGTAAATACTGAAAACTTTAAATCAAATAAAAATTGGGTTGAGCTAGTATTTGATAATAATTCTTCAATAAAATGTACTGAAGACCATAAAATTTACACAAAAAATAGAGGGTGGGTTGAAGCCATTAACTTAACTGAAGAAGATGTTTTTTTAGAAAATGACCAAAATTAAAGTTAGTTTCATGAAACGCTACATATTTATATTAAAAAGTAAATATGGTAATTACAACATGGTGTGAATTAGTAAATGGTAGGTGGGGTTACTCAAAACACCTATCTAAGATAAAATTTCCGATTAATATGGTTAAATGTGATGATTGTAATCACATATATAATGAAAGGTTTGATAAAACAAATAAAAGGTTTGAAAAAAATGAAAAAGATTTGTGTAAAAATTGTGTTAAAGAGAAAGAAGCTAAAAGACTTTCAGAGGTAGGTAAAAAAGCTTTAAGTAAAATATCAAAAAAAGATAGAACCAAAAATGCTAAATTGGGTGGTGAAGCATCATCTTTGAATCATAACAATTCTGGTAGATTTTCAACGGAAAGGTGGGAGTCTATGAGTAAAAAAGAGCAAAATAAACAAGTAACAAGAGCAAATAAGGCATTACACGATAAATTAAATTCAGATGAAGAATTTAGATTAAAACATTATTTAAAGATTTTTAAAAATTCTAAAATTGGTTTTACATCTAAAGGTCATAATGAATTACATGATTTTTTAAAAGAATATGGATTTAAACAGCACCATGTAATAGATAAACTTGAGGTTGATGAATGTAATGTTAATAGAAAAATCGTTGTGGAATATAATGGGGATTTATATCATTGTAATCCTAGAAAATATGATGGTGATTACTACAACACAGCAATTAAAATGATTTGCTCTGATAAATGGGAAAAGGATAGAAAAAGAACTTGGTTATTAAAAAGAAAGGGATATAAAGTTTTTGTTGTTTGGGAAGATGATTGGTATAAAAATAGGGAAAAAATTAAAAATAGATTAAATAAATTTATTAATAATGAAATTAAAAAAGATAAATAAAATAAAAGAAAGAAGGTCATTTGACCTTACGATACAAGACACAAATTGTTTTTTTGTAAATGACATTTTGGTGCATAATTCAAATGCGGGTATTGGACATACTGAAAATGATGGTATTTGGGCACAATCTAGAAGTAATATTATAACTCCTGAAAATGATAATATGGGGTTTGCAAGGTATGTTGAAGATAATAAACAAGCATTCCTTGAATTGGTTGAACATGTTAGATATGTAAACCATAAGATTAACCCAAACGATACTGTTATTGTATTCGGTGAATGGGCTGGTAAAGGCATCCAAAAAGGAGTTGCAATATCTCAAATAGAAAAGTCATTTTTCATATTTGACGTAAAAGTTGTACCTGAAGATAGTACTAAACCATATCATTTAGCTTCTCACTATTTAAGAGATATTGACCATAGAATTTATAATGTTGAAGATTTCTTATCTTATGAAATCGAAATTGATTTTAATAGACCTGATTTGGCTCAAAATGAATTAAGTGAGATTACCATTGCAGTTGAAGAATTATGCCCCGTAGGTAAAGCTTTTGGTATTGAAGGAATTGGTGAGGGTGTGGTTTGGTGTGCAACGGTTGATGGTCATGATTACCGTTTCAAAGTGAAGGGTGAACGACATAGCGCATCTAAAGTTAAGACTTTAGCTAAAGTTGATACTGAGAAAATAAATTCTATCCATGAATTTGTTGGTTACGCTGTAACTCAAAATAGATTTGAACAAGGTATGGGCATTATTTTCCCTAACGGAGATATTGACATTAAAAAAATGGGTGATATCATTAGATGGGTTGTGAATGATATTATGGCCGAAGAAAAGGATGTTTTAGAAGATAATAACCTCCAATCAAAAGATGTCAACAAATACATTTCAACAAAGGTTCGAGAACTCTTTTTAGAGGAATATAATAAACTTTGATAATAAAACCACCGAAAAGTGGTTTTTTTTTTTGCTAAAAACTTGTTTTTTTCCTTTTTTTGTAGTTACATTGCACAAAGATTATAAAATTATGAAAAACATACAAAACGGAGTTTTTAGATTAACAAAAGATTCAAGCCCAATGGAAGGTGTCGAATTTAAAGCTGGTCAAGAATTTGAACTTATTGGTGGTGTTATTTACATGGGTGGATTCCCATTACAACTTAATTTCCAAAATTTAATAAAAACGTGGATGGATAAAAACCCAACATTATTTGAAAATGATACAAGAGACTTTTAAGAATATGGAAACCGAACATACATTATATGAGTGGTGTTTAGTTAATAATATTAGAATTTTAGATTTAGAAGAGAGTGAGTATGATGAATATATGTTGGATAAACTTAGTCTTGAGAGATTTAAATCTGTTATAGAAGAGTATAAAGTAGTTTATAATTCTACACCAGGAAAACCTGAAAAATTCTTAGAATTAAGAATGTACGGTTTAGTACCATATAACCTTTCACCAATTCAACAAGGAATTCAATTTAATCACGCAAATGATGTTTATAGTCTTGAATGGGGAACGAATAACGAAAAATATGATTGGTTCAGAACTGAATGGATGACCAATATTTTATTGAATGGCGGTACATCTAATGAAGGTCATGAGGTAAGACATGGATTTAAAACTGAGTTATATGTTGGCACAATGCAACAACATTTAGCTGATTTAACATTAAATGGCATCAAGGTTTCAAGATTTTATGAACCTGATTTAAACTCTATGTTAACAGCGATAGTATTTCTTGTTGACGAAAGAGTGTTTAATAAAAATTTATACCCTGATTTTTCACCAATGCCAGCATTAGATTACGTTGGGGATGTTAGTGATGACCAAATAGCTTCATGGGTTAGAGTTAATGATGAGCAATATAATAAATGGGTTGAAAAAGTTGGTGGCCCTAAGAATGTCTTTTTAAGAGAATTCTTAAAAGATAAAAAATTAGCATAAATGAGTAAAGATAAAACAAACAAAGTTAAATTTAAAGATTTAACAGACGAGAATAAGGACTATATTAGAATGACTTATTATGATGAGGAATTAACCCATAAAGAAAAAATGGAAATTCTCACAAATAAATTTGGTGTTGAAGGTAGGACGATAAGAAAATGGTGGTTAGAAAAAATGGACTTACAAAAAGTCTCATCAAAATTACCACCACAATTATTAGAAGCTCGTGATAGAAATCTACCATTAAATACAAAAGTTTTAATGGTAACATCAGCTCAAAATGAAACTCCAATTAACCACAAGCAATTAGCTTCAATGTTAATTTATAAGGATTTTATTACCAATAAGTTAAATAAGGAGACCAATATTGTGGTTATACCAGTTAGGTACCGTAATCCAACAACACCAACGGAAGACCAGAATAAGAAAAAAGACATGTGGTGGGTTGATGAAATAAAGGATAATATCTATTATAATAAAGTTGAATTTGGTGATACTACCATAGCAGCTGACACACATATTTCACCAACAGCTAAAATGCCATTAACTGGATTAGATGCATTGAGTGATGATGGTCATTTGATTTTAGGTGCATTTAGAATTCATTTTAAAACTCAAGCTAGGCTTAGAAATACACCATTAAGAACTATGAGTACGACTGGTGCGATTACTAGGAAGAATTACTCTAGAAGTAAAGCTGGTGACACTGCCGCTATACATCATTCATATGGTTTTAGTATCATTGAGTTGAGAGAAGATGGTACATGCCATATTCCTAGAAATATCTATGTAACTGATGATGGTGAATTTACTGATTTATGTTATAAGGTAACCCCTGAAGGTGTAACTAAAGTTAAAAATGTTGAAGCTATTGTTTGGGGTGATATCCATAATGAAGTTATTGATGAAGCGATATATGAGAAAACCAAAGAGTTGTGTGATATTTTAAAACCTAAAGTTCACGTATTGCATGATTTATTAGATGGGGCCAGATTTAACCCACATGAAAGGTTAGATATGTTTAGCTTACGAAGAAAAATCGTTAATGGTAAATACCTTATTGAAGATGAAGTAGATGAAGCTGTTAAATTTCCTAAAAAGGTATTAAAAGAATGTGGTGGTGATAAAGTGTATGTGGTTCAATCAAACCATGATGAATTCTTAGATAGACATATCAACGATATGAATTGGAAAAGAGATTTACATAATTCACCAGCTTATTTGAAATATGCAATGATTCATCAAACTATTGATTTAGAGCTTTATGGAAATATATTTGGTTATTTACTAACCGAAAAATATGGTAAAAAGAAAAAAGTTAAATATCTTAAATTCGGTGACCACTTAACTATCAAAGGTTTTAACCTAGCTATGCATGGTGACCATGGTACAAATGGTTCTAGAGGTAATATAACGCAATATAAGCGTATGAACTTTAAAATGATACACGGACATAACCACTCACCTATAATAATGGATGGTGTGACTTCTGTGGGTCTTACAGGGCATGTTAAACAGTTCTACACTAGAAAGGGTGTTAGCACTCACGCATACGGACATTGTTTGGTTCATGAGAATGGAAAACGTCAATTATTGGTGTTTGATGATAATGGAGAAATAACAGATTTAATATGAAAGCTAAAATAAAAATTTGATTTTTTAAAAAAATTATTGTATCTTTGTATTGTGAATACAACATTTAAAATAAAAGGTAAGATAGTTTTTGACCCACCAGACATCACTTCTAAACATAAGAAGCAAGCTGATTGGAAGAAAGTCGCATTTGTAGAATTTGATGGTGACATCAAAGCTTACTACAGATGGTTTGTGAAAAAAAGATATAATCTTATTTTAGGAGAATCAATTAGAAAGGCTCATGTAACATTTATAAACGACAGTCATAGAGATATGGGTGATAATGTTAAGAAATGGGATGATGTTAAGAAGAAATGGGATGGAAAATCAATTGAAGTTAACTTATCAGTTGATGTTAGGTCCGATGGTATCAATTGGTGGTTGGTTGTACCAGAAGAAGGTAGGGAAGAGTTACATGCGATTAGAGCTGAATTAGGGTTAGGTAGACCTTATTTTGGTTTACATATGACATTTGGTATCGCTAGAGATGCCAAAGATGATGATTTTGAAGGTAACGGTGTGAGAGCTGTTAGACAAAATGAAGAACATTCAAGATACATTCTTGGATTAATAGATAAAGGATTGATAACATGAAAAGATTTAGATGGAATTTAGGGGTACTTATTTTAAAAATAGGTTATTGGATTAGACAAGAAATCCCACAAAAACCTTATTTTAAGAAATGAGAATAAAGGCGATATATAAGAAAAACCTTAAAATGCCTGAAGGTAAGGTTGCAGCGCAAATAGCACATGCAGTTAAGAATCTAGGTATAACACCACTTGATTCAGATATAGTTGTTTTAAGAGTTTCTGATAAGAAATTTGATGAATTAGTGGTTGAGCATCCAGATTGTTATGTACAAGTCGATAAAGGGCTTACAGTAGTTGAAAAAGGTACTGCAACAGCTGCCGCTTGGATAGAAAGTAAGTAAAAATACCCCATTTGTTGTGTGGGGTATTTTGTGTTTTAGGGTAATTATCTCTTATTTAATCTTTTGGATTAACTCTTTGATGACTGCATAGTTGAAATATACGAATAATCCCGCACAAGCTCCCGCTAAGAAAGTCCCAAGACCACCTCCAATAAAAATAAAAGAACCAGCACAAGCTCCCGCCCATCCTAGATTTCCTAATCCTGTGGCTTTAATCCACTCTTTAATTTTGTTTACCATAATATATTTGTTTTTTATATATATAAATATGCCGAAAATTTGGAAAATCAGACAAAATGTAGTATAATTGCGTTAAGAAACAATTAAATTACAACAAATTAAAAAAAAAGTGGGGATTTCATTTGGTAATCCCAGATTTTATTTTTATGGTTGTACCAACACCTCATGATAAAATATTAGAAAATAGTAGAAAAGATTGTAGTTGTAGTAATGTTAAGACCGAAAGGTTTATGTATATAGATGCAATTAAATATTAAAAATTATTTAGTTATTTAAAATAATTTACATACCTTTGAAGAGTTAATATAAAATTTTTTGAAAATGATTACTAAAGAAAATGGTTTAAGGTATGCAAAATTAGTCCATGTATCAGTTGATAATGGGTTAACATCTCAAAGTAATAAGGTGTATATAATGGAAGAACAACCTGATGGTAGAATCAAATGTGATTATGGTCGAGTTGGTAAAGATTTAGTGACTGTCTACAAGCGGTCACACGAATGGAATAAAGTTCTTCAAAGTAAAACAAACCCTAGAAAGGGTTATCAAGATGTTACAGACCTTATTGCTGAAACCACAACAACCTCTTCAAATAGTACATCATCAAAAACAGCTGATATTAAAGATAATCAAGTAAAACAATTATTTGATGATTTAATGGCTTATGCAAATAAATCAATCCAAAGAAACTATAAGGTTACACAAGATGCTGTAACTCAAGCACAAATTGATGCCGCTCAAGAAGTTTTAACAAAAGCTTCAGGATTGGCTAAAGTTGGTGTTAATGTTAAAGAAATCAACGACTTATTAATAAGACTGTACACCATCATTCCAAGAAAAATGAAAGATGTTCGTGATTATTTGATTGATGCTGCGGATGATAAAGATGATTTAGATAAGATAAAAAACTTCTTAGCTAACGAACAAGATACATTAGATACAATGGCTGGTCAGGTAAAACTTATTAGTCAACAAAAGGGTTCAACCATTGATGATGATTTAGATGGTGATGGGGAAATTACCTTATTAGAACAAATGGGGTTAGAGGTGTCTGTTGAAACTGACCCTAAACAATTAGAATTGATAGATAGATTGGTTGGACCAACTAAAGATAGACTTAAAAAGGTTTATAAATGTGTTAATAAGAAAACACAAGCTGTATTCGATAAACATTACGGTAATGCTAGATTTAAAGACAGAAAATTATTCTGGCATGGGTCTAGAAATGAAAATATTTTTAATATAATCCAATCAGGATTATTAATTAGACCTTCAGGTGCAGTTCATACGGGGTCAATGTTTGGTGATGGAATATATTATGCTAATAAGGCTCAAAAATCATTAGGTTATACTTCAGTAAGAGGTTCTTATTGGGTAAATGGTAGTTCTAATAAGGGTTATTTATTGTTATATGATGTTTATCATGGAAAACAAAAAGATATTTATAAACATGATTCTAGTTGTTACTCATTATCTCAAAAAGTAATGGATGATGAAGGTTATGATTCAGTTTATGCACATGGTGGAGCGGATTTAAGAAATGATGAATTCATTATTTATAACCCAAAACAGTGCACTATTAAATATATAATTGAGATAGTCTAAATTATTTTACGCTCCTTTTTATAAAAATTTTAATAGAGATGTTAAGAATGTTTATTCTATTGATAAAATTATCAAAAAATATATCCCCAAAGAAGAAGAAAATGAAATAAAATTTAAGATAAAATCAAATAATAGTAAAAATAGGCGTGAGACTGAAGAAAGTAAAATTAATCGCTCTAAAGGTCAGGTAGGTAAAACACTTTCTGAAGAAACTAAAGAAAAAATAAGGTTAAGTAAATTAGGTAGTAAACATACAATTGATTCTAAAAATAAAGTAAAAAAAAATAATAAACGAACTATTAAATTTAGTAGGATAGAAATAAAATTTATTTTAAAATCAATTAAAAATAAAAATAGTAAGAGAAATACAATATCTATTTTAAACGATAAATTTGGTTATAATATAAATTTATCTAGTACTAGTGTTATTGATAGAGTAATTAAAGATTTTACTAAAAAATTTGGTAGTTAATTTTATTTTACGTATCTTTGTAGAAAATATAATAAAATGAAAAGAGAATTATCGGATTTAGAAAGAAATGAAATCGATATCAATGTAGTTGGTTATTCAGCTACAGGTAAAAGCACAATTCAATATTTAATTTAATAAGTTTTAAAAGACTATGGTTTTAATGTTGTAGTTCGTAGTAATGACCATGAATGGATTATATCCCAACCATATAGGGAATTAGAAAAAAGGATGGATATTGTAATAAAAAGTAATAGAGTTATTAATATCAACGAAGTACAAGCCGTTAAAAATATTAAACAATAATGGATGGATTAAGTGATTGTGTAGAAATTAAAGAACCAGTAACTGTTGGTCAAGAATTTATTGAATGGGCTGAGAAGTATTGGTTATTAGATAAATTAACAAAAATCGACACTCCTGATAATTTTGCTGGTGAGGTTTGTGATTATCAGTATATGCGTAAAATTTTCATTGAAAAAATAAATGGTATTATCAATACTAGATTAAGAAATTAATAATTTAAAACTTAGAAATCATAGGAGGTAGAGCACTTAAAAACACCTTTACAAGAAGGTACGAAAGACAAGAATTTGAAGATATCAAGAATGAAATTTTTGATGTTCTTTCAAAAACATTCTTAAGATACGACATACCACGATTCTTCGCTAAGAAAGAAACGTTTGGTGATATCGATATCATTATATCAATGGATGGTTTTTATGGTAACATGAATGACTATATTGATGCAACATTTAAACCAAATGAAATTTTTCATAATGGTAACGCATGGTCATTTGACTATAAGGAGCTTCAAGTGGATTTCATTACATGTGCCGATGAGGATTATGATTCTAATTATCACTACTTAGCGTTTAACGATTTAGGAAATTTTCTGGGAAGATTAGCCCAATCAATTGGATTTAAAAGTGGTCAAGAAGGGTTATGGTATAATTATTTTAGTGATGCTAATACCAAAACTAAAATTATGGTATCAAAAGACTACCCTAAGATTTTTCAATTTTTAGGTTTAGATTACCAAAAATGGTTAGATGGGTTTGACACGCTTGAAGATATATTTGAATATACAATGACATCATCATTATTCAACCCTGAAATGTTTCAATTAAGTCAATTAAATAAGATTAACCGTGAGAGAAATCTTAAACGAGCATCTTATATGGCTTTCTTAGATTACATTGAAGATAAACCAGCACATCCTGAGTATAATGAGAATGTGGTTAAATATGCTAAGAATAATATTATTGAGGTTATTAGAAGTTGGTTTCCAGAGGCTAATATTGATATAAGATTAGCTGAAATTGAATATAAAGCTGCCAAGAAAAAGCTGGTTAATATGAAGTTCAACGGTAAAACCGTAATGGAGAGATATGGTCTTCAAGGTAAAGAATTAGGTGAAGCTATATATACTTTTAAAGATTATGTATGTACTGTGTATTATGGTAATGATTTTGATGATATTATAGTTGATAGTGATGTAGAATATATCTATGCTTTATTCGAACAAGCCAACAATATTAAATAAAAGGATTGCCTGATTGCTCCAAAAACTCGAAATTGTTATGTAAAGATTGACATTCAGAAATAAAATTCTGGATGTCTTTTTTTTCTAATACAAACCATTCACCCTTCAATCGCTTGGTTCCATAACGCTTATGCAACGCACCTTCAATTTTATTATTGTATTTAGATTCAAATTCAGCCACAACATCAATCACATCACCATTTCCTGTCTGCAAATTCTTGATTCTCTTTTTACCGTTATATTTGGTAATACCAATCTTATATTGGTCATTGTTGTTCGTTAATAAATAAATTACTCCCATATTTTAATTTTATGGAAATATGGAAAAAATAATCCATTAAGTAAAGGTAAAACTTTGATTTATCATTAATTTTTAGTATATTTGTACTATGAATAGAATGTTTGCTACATTTGATAGATTCATCAACTATCAAACCGTAAGTCGGAGATTGGTTTTTAATAATTTAGTTAATGAATTGGGTGAAAAAATCGATGGTGAAGTTTATATTGATAACCAAATGGTTATTGCATATATGAAGTTGAAATTTGGTGATAGGTACTTCATTAAATTTGGCGATATCCAAGATGGGGTTCTGATTAATATTAGTGAAACCAAACATATTAATAAAAAGGTTAAATGCGACATTTTCAGACGTTTTAAGGACGAAATGCATTTTATTGGTGGCAAACATCAAGGAAAGAAAGATAGTGACTTAGATGAAGCTGAATTGAGTAATTATTGCATCTGGTTGGCCAGACAGTCATATAACGAAGCAACAATAAAGAATTGTTTAATAATATTAAAAAAATTACATGGATAAGCATTTAAAAGAGTATTTAGACGAAAAATTAGACCTAGAGGAAAGATTAAGAATGTTAAATGTTATTATAGAAGGCATTCAAGATAGATGTAATTATGACCAACATAAGGATAAGGATGGTAATGGTTATATGACACTCCAATTTAATACAGATGATAGGCGTTTTATAAAATGGAGCGTAAAACCCATCCATCGCTTTTGCGTGGATGGGATGTAAGCGACAAAGGCTAACCTTGGAACAACAATATGGTATGAAAAAGGTTGATGACGCTTTCTTGTATGACCAAGCATGTAATTCTGTAGGTTCCAGTTGGGAATGCAGAGATTGTATAATAAAATAAAGTTATGAAAGGAATTATATTAGCTGGCGGTGCTGGAACAAGGTTGCACCCACTCACAATTAGCGTTAGTAAACAACTAATGCCAATATACGATAAACCAATGATTTATTACCCATTATCAACGCTTATGTTGGCTGGAATTAATGAAATACTTATAATTACAACCCCAGAGGACCAACACTTATTTAAAAAATTATTGGGTGATGGAACTCATTTAGGTTGTAGATTTGAGTATGCTGTTCAAGAACAGCCCAATGGGTTAGCTGAAGCATTTATTATAGGTGAAGAATTTATTGGAAGTGATAGTGTAGCATTGATATTAGGTGATAATATATTTTATAGTGGTGGTTTATCTAAAATTTTACAGCAATGCGTTGAAGATATTGATACTGGTTTTGAAGCTGGAATTATTTTTGGGTACCACGTAAAAGACCCTGAAAGATTTGGTGTTGTGGAATTTGATTCTGAAGGTAGCGTAATATCAATTGAAGAAAAACCTGAAACCCCTAAATCTGGATATGCAATACCAGGTTTATATTTTTACCCTAATAGTGTGATTAATATAGCTAAAACTATACAACCTAGTGATAGAGGTGAATTAGAAATATCTTCAATTAATCAAGTATACTTAGAAAATAATTCTTTAGCCGTTGTTAAATTAAATAGAGGTACTGCTTGGTTAGATACTGGGACATTTGATTCATTGAATGAAGCTAGTGATTTTGTCAAAGCAACCCAAAATCTTCAAAACCTTAAAATAGGTTGTATTGAAGAAGTTGCTTGGAGAATGCGATATATTGATTCACAACAACTCGTTGAACTGTCACATTCGTTGGGTAAAAGTGGATACGGTCAATATTTAACAGATATTATCAAAGAATATTGATATTTATTTGTGTAAGACTTAATAAATTCATATATTTGTACTATAAAAATTAATGATGGAAGACGAGCAATTTGAGAAAGCTAAAAGATTTTTAAATGAGAAAAAAATTCCCATATCTGAGGAAATTTTAAACTTATTTTTTAATGGTATTGAAAATGTGACAATAATCACTGAGGAAGACCTTAAAACAATTGATTTTAAAACTCTAGGTGATGCTGATGATATTAAAACAATATCAGGTACTGAGTGGGTAGCTTCTAGATTAATCTGGAATACCCTTGATGGACCAATATGTAGCGTTAATTTAATTAAAATAGGCCAATTTAACCTTAAAAACCCCTTTGATATTATGAATGGATTATATTCCAATAAACCAAATTACCCATACGGTAAAGAAAATGTTATAGATATTGATTACGAAGATATATTACCTTTACCATTTACAGAACAGTTAGCACTTGCAATAGAAGTTGAAGATTTTGAAGAAGCGGCAAGATTGAGAGACTGGGATACTGGTCTTAAAAATTTATTATTAAAATTAAAACCCCTAATACTAGACGCACTTAAAAAAGAAGATGTTACAAAATTAGACGATTATTTAACTCAAATTAGGGATTACCGAAAAACATTATAATGAAAGTTAGTTTTGATTTTGATAGTACGCTATCAACACCTTTAATTCAAAGGTTGGCTAAACGTCATATTAAATATGGTGACGAAGTTCATATTACCACCACTAGGCAACATGAAGATGATAGTCTAGGGTTTACAAATGAGTATTTATATAAAGTGGCCAATAGATTAGGGATTAAAAAAGAAAATATACACTTTACCAAATTTCAAGATAAAGTTCATTTTCTTAAAACATTCGATATGCATTATGATGATGATGAGCATGAAATCGATTTAATCACAAGGTCAGACCTACCATGCTTAGGTATTCTTATAAATTATAAGAATTATTACCTTGATAATGAGGAAGTTAAAAAATAATTTAAAAAAAAGTATAAAAAAACTTGTTTTTTATTTAAACAATTACTATATTTGCACATATATATTAACAAGAGATAGGATAATACATCTGGACAAACCCAAATGGGAAAGGATTGAATCTGAACAGTCTCTTAAATAAAAATGAAAATGAAAACTTTAGTAACTTTATTATCTTTATGTCTGTTGGTCGTGTGTACTGACACATCGAGTTATGTAATTACTTAAAGGATTTATTTATATATTTTTTAAATTGTTATAAAAGCTCGATGTTAACGCATCGAGCTTTTTTATGCACTAGTGCTCCGAGTGGTCGAAGGGGGTGGTCTGCAAAACCGCCAGAGAAATCTCAACGTTGGTTCGAATCCAACCTAGTGCTCAAAATAAAAATGCGGCCATAGTTCAGTAGGTCAAGAGCACCACCCTTACAAGGTGGGGGCGAATAGTATAACGGGGGTTCGAATCCCTCTGGCCGCACAACAATTGTGAGGCCATCTGTTATGTTGCAACATAAAATGATGGTCTGAATATCTAAATGAGCGTATGGTGAAATTGGTAGCCACGGGGACCTAACCGTCTTAATGACTAGCCGCAGACTTGCCATCTGGGTTGAAGGGTGAACCCTCTGTTATAGGCATATACGTATAGGTTCGAATCCTATTGCAGTTATTTAGATGATAATGGGGATGTGGTGGAATTGGTAGACACGCTGGTTTTAAGCATCAGTGCCTCGAAAGGGGCGTGTGGGTTCGACTCCCACCATCCCCACAATTGGCCCCATAGCTCAGTGGTTTAGAGCGTCTCTTTTACACGGAGAAGGTCTTAGGTTCGATTCCTAATGGGGCTACATGAAAAATTGGAATAAAATAATAGCACCAAAAGTTGAAATGTCTATGAATGAATTGGTTAAAACAAAGTCATCAAATATAGAAGGTTATTTTGAAATAATAGAAAAATTAACATGTAGTAAAATAATAAAAAACGATAATAATATATCAATTTTTATGTAAGCACCCCCATGGTGCACGTTGGAATGCACAACAGGTTTAAGCCCTGTCGTTTCGTGGGTTCGATTCCCACTGGGGTACAAAATTAAAATTATGGAAATTAGAATAACAAAAACTCCGTATTCAATATTTAAAGATGTTCCAAAAATTAACTATTTTTGGGTATATAGAAAATATAAATATGTGAAAGGGTTTCGTTTTAGGTTTTTTGGTTATAATTTTAACGTAACTGAAAATTTTGCAACATATAAATTAATCAATAAGTTTAAAAACAATGAAAACGCATACAATTGAAGTTTCGGAAGTTGACATGAAAGGTTCTAAATATGAAATTAGTGAATGGCATAAACGAGTTGATGTTGTTAGGTGGGAACATGACTATGAAGATAAAATATATAGAATTACAATTAGAATAAAATAACCCTCTATGCTGTACGTTGGAATTCAGCGTGGCTTTTATTATTATTAAACTGCCCTTATGAGCAAAATGGCAAAGCTTGCTGGTTTAGACCCAGTGGAAAACATAAGAAACGTTCTCAGTTCGACTCTGAGTAAGGGTACAATCCGAAGTATTAATTTTAAAGTAAAAATAATTTAATTTTTCCTAACTGTTACGGATAACGCAATTAGAAAATGGATTAAAAGTTCTTTAAGTAAGTAGACCCCACGATTTCGTCAGTTCGATTCTGACTAGAGGGACTTTGGAACTTTTGTACCTTTCTACATATTTATATTTTGGAGCGTAAAACCCATTGGTCTTTAGCTAATGGGTAGTTCACTGAAAATCTACACGCAATGGCCAAAGATTTAAACATCAAACGATGTTGATTCCATAAGAATCACTATGATATACCAAAAAAACGTATTGAAGAAATTACCAAATAATGCACATTGGTATCCCCTAGAGATATTCATAAAATAATACATAATCTATAATACTGGTATTTAGTCGAATAAGTTTTGTAGCTAAAATAATAACAATTATTTTAGCTAAACTATTGATTAATACTATTTATTGAATATATTAGGTATATAAAATAATTAATATTATGACACAAACAGAAAAAGCTGAAAGATTTGAAAGCTTAACAAGAGAAAGTGATGTTATCCAAAGGGAGATATCAAAATTACAATCAGCAAATGCTGGTATTAACACAACATCCGAAGAATACGATAATAAACTTAATCATTTAAGACATAGGTTATCAATTTTAGAACAAGAGATGGTAAAATTATTTATATGAATCTAAATGAAAATTTAAACGAAGAATTAGTTGAAGCATTAAAAAATATCTACCCAATTAGAGAAAATCTAAGGAAGGAGTTGTTAAAAACTTATGATGAAGAATTATTAGATAAATTAAATGCTTTGAATAAAATGATTGAGAATGCTGAAATTTTAATCAACAAATCTCAAGATGTTAAAAAGTTTTATGCTGAACAATACCCTGATTATGTCGATGAAAACAATCATATCAACGAAATAGGTATAAATAGAATAAGCATTTTGAAAAAAAAATGGAAAAAATTAGGCTATCTAAAAAAGAATTCATAAATTAGCCGAATTAAAATTAGAAAAACATGAAAAAAACAGCCCTACTTGTATTATTAATGTTGACATTAACCTTTAGTTTTGGACAAACCAATGGGTCAGTAATTATGAACGATTCACTTATTGTTCAATATCTTGAGGAATTCGTTGACGAAGCCGCCCAAAATGGCTACGATATTCAAGAACAATTATTAAGTAAAGTTAGTTATATACTAATAGCAAAAGAGGATAAGCAAATTGAAGGTTTATCTGAAATTGATTTGAATAACAAATTAATCTTATTGGACCCCAAAGTTCGTTTAGATAGATTAATATTAAAAGCAAGGCTATATAGAGAGTTATGTCACGCTTTAGGTGTACCATATGACACTGGTAGTGTTATGATGGATAGGGTTAAAGAAAAAGGTTTTTCTTATGTGGCATTTGATGATTCTGAAATACTTAGCATTGAATTAGGTAAAGTTCTGAAATTAATTTAAAAAATCAAGGTTTTAATTAATTGAAAATCAAATAATTTAAAAATAATTTAAAAATAATTGCAAAAAAATTTGTTTTATATTGAAACATTTACTATATTTGCACTATATATTAATAACGGTATTAATAAAGTACCACAAAATAAAAGTAATGAGAAACTTAATTAACATATTTGAAAACGAATTTTTCGCAGCCGAGGCAGATTTTAGCTTGGGTAGGATGAGAATTGTCAAAAATGAAAGTTAAGTTATTTAAAAAATAATAAAAACAATAAGACAAAATCTCATCCAAATCGGATGAGATTTTTTTTTGTTATAAACGGATGTGAGGTGTTGTAGGTAACATGCTTGACTGTCACTCAAGCGATTGCGGGTTCGACCCCCGTGACATCCGCAAAATTAAATTTGATTATCATGGGATAAATAAAGAAGTGATTAAGAATTTCCTACTTAATCGAGATGAAACTGGAAGAGAGATAATGTTCTATCCAGAAACAGGAAAAAAGTATTATATTGAATGGATAGGTGATGGTTATAGTAAATGGGGAGATTTCGACCCAGTAACTAAAAAATTCACTGGTAATTATGGAACTAAATATAGAGGTTCAGTAACACCTAAAGAATCTGTAATCACTAAAGAGAATGGATTCAATGATATTCATGAAGGTAAAGGTTCAGCGTATGAACACGTAAATTGGTTGCATAACCAATGGAAAAAAGAAAATGGTTATGGGTAAGATTGATAAAAAGAGAAATAGATTAATTGAGAGAATCAAAATGTTAGAAGATGAATTAACTTTATCTTTAACTAAAAAAACCTCTAATACTGTGGAAATTAATGTACCACTTCAACAAAGAAAGATTCAGGAGTTGAAAGAACAATTAAGAGGGTTAATGTAACCCTCAAACAGTACCAGCGCATAACGGTTGGTGTACCTGACTGTCACTCAGGTTTGGTTTATCCATGTAGCGGGTTCGACTCCCGTTGTAGTTGCCAAAAATAAAACAAAGAATCATTGTTTTAACCCTTGTCGGGGAGGTTTTTAAATGGTTCATAAGGGGACTTCGAATAATGGTAGTTCGTATGGTTGAAGCCCATAAGGTAAGAGTTCGACTCTCTTAGTTCCCACAAATTTGCTGCCGTAGTATAGCGGTCAAGTACACAAGGCTTTCAACCTTGCAGACGCCAGTTCGAATCTGGTCGGCAGTACAAATAATAATGGTCGGGTAGAGCATAATAAGTTATTTGACATTTTGGTAGAATTTATTTTTTAAAAAATGTGTCTTTTAATAAAAACTTCATATTTATTAATATGAGTAGAGACGAAAAGATTATAGAAATGTATAACGCTGGTGAAACAGCCACAGTTATATCAAAAGAATTAAAAATAGGTAGGAAAACAGTTTATAGAACTTTAGATAAGTTTAATATAACATTACATAAAAATAAACCTAATAATTGTCTAGTGTGTGGTAAGACATCTAAAAAGAAGTTATGTGGTACGTGTAACACTAATCTAAGGAGATATAGAGTCAAGAAATTAGCTGTTGAATATCTAGGTGGTGAATGTAAAAGATGTGGTTGGGAGGGTGATGTATCAGGATTTGATTTTCATCATAAAGACCCAAATCAAAAAGATTTTAATCCAAGTGGTTTAAACTTGGCTAATAAATCTTGGGAAAGGGGTAAAGAAGAATTGGATAAGTGTGAATTATTATGTGCACTGTGTCACAGATTAGAACATAGCACTTATGGGATTTTAGAAAAAATAAATTTAGAGTATAAAGGTAAAACCTTTCTATAAGGCTTGGTAACTCAGTTGGTAGAGTAGTGGACTGAAAATCCATATGTCACTGGTTCGATTCCAGTTCAAGCCACTATACCAAAAAGTTATTGAAGAACCATGTGTCGTTGGTTCGATTCCAACTCCGACCACAAATTGTGATAGTTAATCCTCTTATCTATGAAGTCTTAGGTAATGAAACTAGTCTCGGTAGACAATGTGCACATTGATTCTACCCAAATATGGCCCATTCGTCTAATGGTTAGGACGACAGGTTTTCGACCTGTAAACGAGAGTTCGACTCTCTCATGGGCTACAAGTTTGCAAACTAAGGTTATTAATTTCCTTGGGGGTATCGTCTAACTGGTTAGGATAGCTATTGGTAAGATATGGGTTCGAGTCCCATTGTTTCCAAAAAATTAATATGGTTTATCGTCTAAATGGCAAAAGATACTGTGCGTGTCAGTACAGAGATGGAGGTTCGAGCCCTCCGAAAACCGCAATATGGGGGGCACATGTACCAAGGCAAGGCGTTGGACATTTACCTAAACTTATGTGGTCGTTTCGATTATTTTGTGATATTTATTAATATGAAAGAATGTCCAAAGTGTGGTAATAACCACCATAAAAAGGGTAAGTTTTGTTCTAGGTCTTGTGCTAATAGTAGAACTTGGTCCAAAGAAGATAAAAGTAAAAAATCTGAAATCGCTAAAAAATCTGAAAAAGTTTTATTGGCCAATCGTGACCCTGAAAGAAGAAAGAATCTCTCAATATCAGCAAAAGCCCAAGCAAAAGTTGGTAACATTAATTGGAGTAAATTACATACTAAAGATGTTATTAACAAGGCCTTAAAAACTAAAAAGCTTAAAAGGGAACTATGGTTAGATTCATTTGATAGGAGTGATAAAATTGAATACCGTAAAGCTTGTAAATTTAAATTTAGTCTTAATTCATACCCAGATAAATTTGATTTTTGGTTGATTGAAGAGTATGGCTGGTATAAAGCTAAAAATATGGGTGACAATCCAAATGGGATAAGTAGAGACCATATGTACTCAATTAGTGAAGGATTTAAAAATGGTGTTGACCCGTATTATATTAGTCACCCAGCCAATTGTAAATTAATGAGGCATGGTGAAAATAATAAAAAAGATGGTAAAAGTAGTATTAATCTAGAAGATTTAATAAAAAAAGTTAATAAATGGGATAATAAATATGGGCCGTTAGCATAAATGGCAAATGCTCTTCATTTGCAATGAGGAAGATTGGGTTCGAATCCCAGCGTGTCCACAATGTCCGAGAGAAGGATTCGATTTCCTTTGTCTCCACAAACATTCTTTACTTATGAATATAATTTATTATATTATATTTATGAGTAAGGATTATCGAAAATTATACGAAACTACCCACGGTGAACTACCCACACACTAAAAAGATGTGTGGGCTTCCTGCACAACGCACAGCCTAATGGCTCACGTTAGCGTACAAAGGGTTGTCCCTAACCCCGAAATTCTTTATGTTATATGCAGCGTTTACATCTCTATCAATTGAATTACCGCACTTATCACAATCATAAGTTCTATCTAAAAGTTTTAAATCTTTCTTGTGGTTTCCACAGTTAGAACATACTTTACTGCTTGGTTCAAACCTTCCAATTACAACAAGATTTTTACCTTGCCATTCAGTCTTATATTCAAGCATTGTTCTTAATTGTCGCCAACCCATATCAGATATTGCTTTAGCTAAATTATGGTTCTTAACCATATTACTAACAGACAAATCTTCCAATACAATTGTATTATAAGATTTAACTAATTCAGTAGATATTTTGTGCAAGTAATCAGTCCTTTGGTTACGAATTTTTTCTTGCAGTAATGCTACTTTTAATTTTTGTTTTTCTCTATTTATTGAGTCTTTCTGTTTTCTTGCAAGGCTTCTTTGTTCAACTCTTAATCTTCTTTGTTGTGATTTAAAGAAGTTTTTATTTTCATATACTACACCATCAGAAGTAATAGCTAAATCTTTAATTCCAAAATCAATACCAACAGATGTTTCAGTTTTAATTGATTTTTTCTTTGGTTTTTCGGTTTGAGTATCAACCAATATTGAAACAAAATATTTACCAGTTACTGTTTTAGTTAATGTAACTCTTTTAGGTAAACCTTTAAATTCTCTGTGGTAATCAATAGCAACTTCTTTTAATTTAGGTAGCTTTAGTATTCCCTCTTTAAACGATATTTCAAATCCTTGTGGAAACGTAATTGACTGTTTGGAATACTTATTTTTAAATTTAGGAAATTGACCTTTACCCTTAAAAAAGTTTTGATATGCTGTATCTAAATTGATTATGCTATGTTGTAATACTTGACTTGGACATTCTTTAATGTAGTCAAATTCTTTTCTCAATTCTGGAAGTTGTTTTATTAAATCATATTTAGATATTGATTTTTTATTTGAGGCATACGCAACAGTCTTGGTTTCCAACCCCAAATTATAGACAAGTCTATTTACACCAAAATACCTTTGTAGTTGGTCTTTTTGGTCATCTGTTGGAAATATTCTGTATTTGTATCCTTTAAGCATATATTATTAAATAGTCTAAACTTTTGTAAAAGTACAATATTTTTATCTAAATCACAAACTTTGGTTAAAATTAATTTATTTCATACCGTATTTTGTTTAAATCATTCCGTCTTTGGTTGTAAATAATTTAAACAAAATACTACATTATGCAATCAAATTACATTTCTACAAACCATTCAAAACATTATCTTAAAGCACATATTATATTGGTTACAAAATATCGTAAACCATTATTAGTTAATCAACTTAAAGAAGATATGTATGTAATATTCAACAACATCATAGATAATTCAGATTTTAATGTAGAGGTATTTCAAAGTGATATAGACCACATACATTTCTTAATTAGGTACATACCTCGTTTGTCTATATCTCAAATTGTACGTAGGTTAAAACAACAATCTACATATCATATTTGGCAATTACATTCAACATTGCTTCGTAGGGAGTATTGGTACAAAAGTATGTTTTGGTCAGCAGGGTATTTCGTTTGCTCTATTGGTGAAGCAAGTCCAGATACTATTCGTCAATATATTTTAAGTCAAGGTTAATTACTACATTTGTCGCTTACATTTTGTGAATTTAAACAAATATTTGGTTTTGTCAAAATAATATTGTATTTTTGCAAAAGTTTAGACTATTTAATAATATATGCTTAAAGGATTTAAATATAGATTATACCCAACAAACTCACAAAAAGAGTTGATTGCCAAACATATTGGTAGTAGTCGTTTTGTGTATAACCTTGCATTAGAAACAAAAATACAGCGTATTTAGGTTCTAAACATAATTTTTCTCCTTTTGACTTAATCAAACAACTACCAGAACTTAAAAAAGAATGTGAGTGGTTAAAAGAAGTCAACAGCCAATCATTACAACAATCTATACAAAATATGGATATTGCATTTAAGAAATTCTTTAAAGGTGCAGGTTTTCCAAAATTCAAATCTAAACATAAAGGAAAACAATCTTTTTCAATTCCACAAAACGTAATAGTTGAAAATGACCTTTTGATTATTCCTAAATTCAAAGAAGGAATTAATATAGTTTTGCATAGAGAAATTAAAGGAACAATTAAAAGTGCTACCATAAGTGTTACCCCAACAGGTAAATATTTTGTTTCAGTATTGGTTGATACTAATACTGAAATGCCTATTAAAGCACCTATTAAAGAAAACACAACATTGACTTGGGTATTAAAGATTTTGCAATTACATCTGATGGTGAAGTATTTGAAAATCCAAAGAACTTACGAAAAGCACAAAGTAAACTAAAATATGTACAACGTAAATATTCAAAAAACAAAGGTAAACACACTAAACACCGTCTTGCCTTACTACACGAAAAAGTAGTAAACAAACGTAAAGATTTTCTGCATAAAACATCCACTAAATTAATTCGTGAGAACCAAACAATTTGTTTAGAGGATTTGGCAGTAAGTAATATGGTCAAAAACCACAATTTAGCACAAGCAATAAATGATGTAAGCTGGTCAACTTTTGTAACTATGTTGGAATACAAGGCTGAATGGTATGGTAAAAACATTCTACGTATAGGACGTTTTGCACCATCATCCAAGACTTGCAACTGTTGTGGATACATAAATAAAGAACTGACACTAAAAGATAGGTCTTGGACTTGCCAAAAGTGTAATTCTGTTCTTGATAGAGATGTAAACGCTGCCATAAATATTAAATTATTTGCATTAAAAAATATTTTGAGTGGGGAACACACTCTTAAAAATCATGATGAACTGCCCACATTAGTGAGAGTGCTGACTCATGAAGCCCATCCCATCGGCTCTGCCGTGGGTGGGTAGTTCACGTTTTCCACATGATGGTTATATGGTAAATTTTGATAAATATCAATTATTAATGAAATAAATGGATAGCGAATCTTTAATAGAAGAGTTAAAATTTAACGATAAATGGCTTACTGATGAATATAAGCAAAGTGCGTATTATCGGGAATATTTGCATTTAATCTTTAAAAAGTTAGAAAATTTATATAAATAATTTGTTTATGTAAATTTTTTTTTGTATCATTGCTTAAATATTAAAAATAACAAATTATGAAAAACAAAAACATTATTTATGCAATCGGAGTCATATTGTTAATAGCGCAAATAGGCTTCATGGTAACCAAATGTCAACCAGATAACTGTACTAAAACAGTTTATAAACAAAAAGTAACAGCTGGAATGACACTTAAATCTTCATCCAGTAAAGCATATACAGCTGAAGGATTCATTCCTAGTACAAAAGAAACACCAGTTTGGATGGATTGGGAAAGTAGAAATATTGATATTAATAACCTTAGTGGGAGATATTTTTCGGGGATGATTAAAAATGACATAGACCAAACTTATTCTGTAGGCCCATGGATTGGATTCCAAAGTTCAATTACAATACCTGAAGGTAAAGAACTTCATATGAGGTCAGTAAATTGTATAATTAAAGGTGATATAAATGGAAGCGGTACGTTAATATTTGAAAGCTATCAAGAAGATAAAGCTTATAACACTCCAGTTGGTGCCAAATTGATAGTTGAAGGTACTGTTGCGAGTTCAATAAATCTAGTATTAAATGCCAATGCAACAGTTGAAACTGGAATTACATTAAGTGATAATGATACTGGAATAAGTAATAAAATTAAAGTAGACGTACCATGTGATTGGCCTATGAATGAGCCAATTAAAGATGAGAATGGTGTGTTATGGATATATACTGAATATAAATAAATATGAGAATAGGGCCGTTATATATCTATACAGGTAATGGCATATTCTGGTTTCGAATATGGGGTAAAGGGTTAGCTTTTAGAAATAAAAACCATAAAAACTTTTATGGTAAATTTTCGGAAAGAATGGGCAAGTCTAAATATTTAGACTTGCTTTCTTTTCGTATAACATTATTAAAATAATGGAAGATAAATTTAGAGTTATAATTGCTGGTGGTAGGGACTTCGATGATTTTAGAACGTTATCTGAATTCTGTATGCACATACTTCAAAATAAACAAAATGTTGAAGTGGTTTCTGGTAAAGCAAATGGGGCTGATAAATTAGGTGAACAATTTGCTAGATTTATGGGTTATCCAATAAAAGAATTTCCAGCAAATTGGGACAGTGTTGAAGATAAACCAGAAAGTCAAATTGGGTGTGATAAATCAGGCAAACCTTATTGGAAAATCGCTGGAATGGTGCGTAATAAAGAAATGGCTGAATATGCTGATGCGTTGATTGCTTTCTGGGATAAATCATCTAAAGGCACAGCCCACATGATAGATTTAGCAAAAAAAATGAATTTAAAGGTTAGAATATACAAATACGAACAACCAATAAAAGAAGAAGATATACCTTGGTGGAAACAATAATATGGAGATAACAAATGGTGCGTTTATAATAGATAGTTTAGGGAAGATATTGGTTACTCATGCAATGGGTCATACATTAGCTGTATGGTCAGTACCTAAAGGATTATACGAAGAAGGTGAAACTTCAAAAGAAGCTGCAATCAGAGAAGCTTTAGAAGAAACTAATTTAGATTTGAAACTTTATGAGAATATTACATTTTATAAAGATTTAGGAATAGAATCATATTCTAGTAAGAATAAAAAGATACAAGGTCACTTGTTTTTAGTCGATTTCCCGCTGTCTGAATTGAATTTAGACTTGACATGCGTTAGCATGTTTGAATGCACCTATACGGGCATGCAATTACCTGAGAACGATATTACTATATGGGAGACGTTAGACTTCGCAGAAAGGTTATTACATGAGTCTCAAAAAAAGTTTTTAAAAAAAATAACAAAATTATTTGTTAGTAAACAATTAAAATAGTATATTTGCTTAAATAAAAAGAAACGATGGCGAACAAAAAAATTAAATTGAGTAAGCCTAGCAAATCTTGTGCTGGGTTAAATTTTAAGGTTAGGTTTAAATTTGATAACAAAAATGGTTATTTTATTGTAACTAACAGTAAGGGAAAACAAATAGATAGTAAACAATTTAACAACCATGATGAAGCATTAGTGTTCGCTAAGGGGTTAAATGATAAAACAATTAATGATGAGTAGAAAAATAACGTCAAATAAAGATTTCGAAGGTTGGGATGAAGAGGTCAACGAAGCAACTGCTATAGATATGGGTGAAGATTTTTATTATGATGAAGAGGTCACTTCAAGAAATAATTATAAATCGAAGGTTAGTTTTTATGATGAAGTAAATAAACCAATCATGGCGATATTTTTTAACTTCTTTAATCTGTTAAGTCATAAACGAACTAATGAAGGAGTCGAATCTTATGAAGGTGTTAAATTTAAAGGTATCTTAAATATAGATAATAACTATATTGATTATTTACCTGATTATCCACCTGTGGTGTTTGAATATACTGTTTTAATTAGTATTAATGGTAATAATATGACTTTTGTTTTATTAGCGTTTAGAGAAGGTGGTCAAGTTAGAAATTTAGTTAGATTAAGTAGCTTAGATGATGATGATATTAAATCTCATGTAGTATATGATAAGTTATTTAAATTAGCTGTTGATAGTTCCAACTTAAAAGGTAGTTATTTAACAATCGCTGATGAGTTTTTAGAGTGGAAAATACGTGACCTTAAAGAATTATCTTTTGATAATGTATTCTTACCTGAAGATTTGATGGATGATTTAAATATGTACATTAAGTTATTCGAGAAGAAAGGGGTGCTACCTAGATACATGTTTAGTGGTGCGCCAGGAACGGGTAAAACCGAGTCAACTAGGGCGATTAGTAAACTTTTGAATAATCAAAATGTTACAATCATTAAAACAAATATCTGTAAAATCATTAAAGACAAATTTGAATTGGCTAAAATTTTAGCACCTTGTGTGTTGATATTAGATGATATTGATTTATATCTAGGTGATAGGAATCATGGTTCATATAGCCCATTATTAGGTGCTTTCTTAGATATATTAGATGGTGTTGACAAATTACCTGATAATGTAGGTGTTATTGCAAGTACAAATGCGCCACATTTAATTGATTTAGCCGCACAGAGGCCAGGCCGTTTCCATAAATTATTATTCTTTGATGAATTGACAAATGAAAATGTTAAGTCGATAATTATTAAATCATTAGAAAATTTAGATAAAAAATATAATTCAGTAAGTGAAGAGGATATAAAAATATTAACTGATGAAATGTTGGTTAATTTCTTTAAATCAGAAGGGTTTACTGGCGCATTTATTTATGAAGCAATTCAAGATTTTAAAAATAAATCTGAAATTTTAGAAACTCCGTTAGACTTAGCTAAAATTATAGCTGAAATCAGTAAAAAGAATACGACGTTAGAAAATAAATTAAAGAGTGCTACCATCGATAGTAAACTTAAAAAAAGTAGTAAAAAACTAGGTTATTAAAAAAAGTTAAAAAATATTTGGTAGTTTAAAATATTATTCATATCGTTGCGACATCAATAACATTAAAAATTTTAAAATGACAAAATCAAAAGGATTATTCGGCAAGTTAATGGCCTTGGTGTACCAATTAGTTTTAGACAAGCTTTAAGCCCAACAAGTAATTTATAAAGGAGCGTAAAACCCATTCATCGCTTTAGCGTGAATGGGTTGTAAGCAACAAAAAGATTTGACTTTTAAAAATAAAGTCGTATATTTGTATTAACTCTGGTTTTGGGATGCAATCGGAGTATAAACAAAAACAAGTGGAGGCGTTGACATTGGTCGAGTCAATGAAACTTGAAGCCCAACCCATCGGCTCTGGCGTGGGTGGGTAGTTCACATGTAGGTTACACACATTATTATGATGTAGATGATGATTATAGCGGTGATTGGACGCCAACCCTAACATTAGCTATTGAATTTTTATAAATAAATTTGTTTTTTTTGTTTTAATTATGTATAATTACACAATTAAAACCAATCATTATGAAAAAAGTATTACTATATATAATCGTTTTATTAACATTTAGTATATCTTCAGCGCAAGTTGCTGGAGAAGACCCTAGGCTATCTTTTAGTCTTTATCAAGATATTAAGTTAGCAATGACTATAGATGATTATGGTAATGAACCTTTTACTCCAGATGTGAGATTTGAATTTATGATGGAAGGTGATTATGATGGAACTGGTAGTCTTGTAATTGGTTTGACTTTTGAGTATGCTGATTTATATGAATTCAATTTCACTCGTTATGGCCTTCAAGGGGGTTACAATTTTAGAAATAATAAATTGCCTTTTAATTTAGGTTATTTTGATAACGCAATTTATGGTGGTGCTGGGGTTATTATAAGAAATTTCCCTGAAGATAACTTAAGTTATATAAGTCTTGAAATCACTGATGATTTTGCTATATTCTTAACCAAGTGGTTAAGTCTTAATTTAAAAACAACATTAATGCAACGAGGGGATTTGGCCGCCAAATATGATGACCCCTCTGGTTCTTACAGACCTTGGGAATGGAGACTCAATGTTTATGGTGGTTTAAAAGCGTATATTAATCTTTAAAATAATAATATTATGACAACTATGACAATTCTAAAAAACTTCCATATGGGAACCATAAAATGTTTTCCATGGAAAATAAATTTCTTGCACATGTAGATACCAAACGTATGAATTGGTATCTAGATAGGGATTTAGCTATCATGTTAAACGAATATAGATACCAATCATTTTTAAAAGGGGCTATCCAAATCACCTGGTTCACCAGCCGAAGAGAGAAACTTCAAGCCCTTTTTATTTTTTAAATGCTGAAAATCAAGTAGTTAAAAAAAGTTTAAAATTTTTTGTTATTTTACTTGTTTTTTAAATATATATTATGTACATTTGCAGAGTAAAAATAGGAAAGTTATAATGAGGCGAAATCATTATAAAACAACTTTAAGTGAGGCTCTTAAAACTTTTTTAAAAAAAATCGCAAAAAACTTGTTTAATTAAAAAATAAGTTGTATATTTGCACAAGAATTAAAATACGTTCATTAAAATATTGAAAATAATGGGGTGCTTATGCTCCTTCCTTCGGGAAAAGATAAACCTAGTGATAGGTATAAAGTGATGTCCAAACAAGGCATTGCGTTGAGGGCTTTCGGGTCAACAATCTGTGTAAGCATATTAACTACGAACAAGGGTCAATGGCTGAATGGCTGAGATTAACGAGTTCACTCCCTAGCTTCGGGGAGTTGAGATAGAAATATCAATAGGCGGTTAGTAGATTTCGGTTGAAACGTGTAAAAAGCGGATAGGCTGATTTCATCATGATTTGTTATGGAATGTTTAATAATGATGCTTCATTATAATCTTGGGAAACCAAGCGTTATATTAAGTTAAGTTAATTTGTAAATCTAAGTAATGAAGAAATGATGTGGTGGTAAAACACTGCAACGGGGTGTCGTAAACTAAACTGGTCAAAAGCCAGCACGTTTGTCAACTGCTAGACACATCCTGTAAGAGAGAGCATCGCTAATCAATTAGGTGGGGCGATAGCCCAACCACTTTTATGTTAAAAAAGCAAAGATAAGTAAAAGTTCTAGCGGTCACGGATACAAAATTAAGTTATCCCACTGAAATATGTGGGCAGTTATTAACCTCACAAGGGTAACGCTGAAACGGAGACTAGGTATCGTTAGTAGGAGGGTCGCACCTTCTCATCCTCGCAAGGGAGCTAGGTAGTGAAATTGGTTTATATCAATCTGTGGTAAAAGAGTTTGCAGTCACTCCAAGACTGTCTTAATGATGCCTACCAAGTGGAAACATGAGGTGTGTGAAATAGGGAAACCGAAAGCAAAAGGTATTACAAGGGCCCAACACTCAAGCCTTTAACGGAGATATCGTCTAATTTGAAGACACTTCCTATTGCTGGAAGGTAATGTAGTATCAAATCTACCATTCCGACTATAAAATGAATATGTGAATACATGACGATATGAGTTGCCTACCACACATATTCATTTTGAAAGGCGCAGTAGCTCAATTGATAGAGCGTGTTGAAACATCCGATAAACGGTTGAAGTAGGCAAGGTTGGTGGTTTGAGTCCATCTTGTACCACTAAATGGGGAGTGTAGCCAGACCAGCATTGAGTTGGTATCTGTAACCAAGCTGAAAATGCAATTGTGAATGTTGCCACTTCCATAAAATCATGGAAAGCAAATGAAAAGAATTTTCATGTCTGAATGTGGGACGCATTTCGGACAATAAACAAAAACAAGTGGAGGCGTTGTCGTTGGGCAAGTCAATGAAACTTGAAGCCCATCCATCACGAAGTGTGGATGGGTAGTTCACAGTCCCTAGAGTGATGATTAGAACTAAATATAAATGTGAGAATGAATTATCATACATTCCAACTGAGTTAGCTTTAATGGATGCTTTTGATAAAAATGATATTGTCGTTCAAGTAACTTATAAGGCGAAAACTAAATATAATGTTGAATTATTATATACTGAAGTATATCGTATCAGTGAAAATTTAGAAATTGATGAATTATATAAAAAAAATATAAGACTGATAATCAAGTAGTTAAAAAATAATTTAAAAATAATTGCAAAAAAACTTGTTTTATATTAAAACATTTACTATATTTGCACTATATATTAATAACAAGGGTAAATCCCAAAATAAGAAATAATGAGAAATTATACAACATATACGAAACAGTATCAACCGAAGGGCGGGAAGTCCCAAGGTCAACTGAGTATACGTTGTAGTGACATAACAGAATTCTAATGTAGAATATAGTTATATAAACAATATATAAAAACCCAGTTGATAAAACAATTTCAACTGGGTTTTTTGCGTTTAATAGTTTCCAAATCTATAAAATTGGAGTTCTTTGAAATATTGTATTTTTATCTAGGGGTTAGAGCAGATGGCTAGACTCGCTTGCCTTGGGTGCAAGAGTTAGAAATAACATCGTGGGTTCGAATCCCACCCCTTAGACATGAAAATTTTTTGGATTTTGGTTCAAAATCTTTACTTATGTATAAATTAAAAGAATATATTAAAAAACGGGAAATGACCAAGGTAGAATGAAAAAAGGCTACGGGGCCTTGGAAGCTTCAGTATGGTCGGTTCGATTCCGACTTTCCCGACGACCAGACTGTTACTAATTCATAGAAGGAGAAACGTATCCTAGCATAAAATTAGATTTATTGGGGCATCGTCTAGATTCCAGAAGGATTTAGATTAGGTCGTAAAATGAAATAAGAGAATAGTGAACCTAAGAAATACGTGGTAGCATGGTTAACAATGTCTTGTCTCTTATAATGACCTCGAAGCTCAAGTGGACGGGCATCTCCCTTTTAAGGAGAGGGTTACGGGTTCGAAGCCCGTGGGGGTCACAAAGTTCAGTTGATAGTCTGAACTGAACCAAAATTATCATTTGCCTATATCGCATACCAACATATAAAGCACTTAACACTGGATGATATGCACCATAGACTGAATAGGAGAAGGTACTGGATTTGTAACCCAGAAGGCTGGTCGGTTCGATTCCGACATGGTGCCCCACAAAAAGAGGATATTATTTGGTGAGTAGACTATCGAGCCAGTTATAGCGAGTATAGTTAAAGTGACAAGTAAGATGACAGGGCATATTGGGTATGTTTATAACAAACCTGAACTTAGCGGTTTTGGTGTCGTCCTCTTTAAAATTGGGAAGTAGGTAAGCGGTCAAAACGGCCTGACTGTAAATCAGGTGCTTAGGCTTCGGGGGTTCGAATCCCTCCTTCCCAACTATACATGTAGAAAGCAATTATTGATGTCTAGCTTCAGCTTCGTGGAGAGGTCAGGCTACAATCTGGTGATAAGATTAATTACCTTAAGTCAGATACATTATGAATTGTGACATATCGCATATTACGATATGGAATATTAGTAAATATTGCCCCATGGTGTAATTGGTTAACACGTCTGGTTTTGAGCCAGAAGAGTCTAGGTTCGAGCCCTAGTGGAGTAACTTTGGAACTTTTGTACTTTTTGATATATTATATATAAAAGATTAGGTCGCAAAATGAAATAAAGATAAAGAGGGAGATGTTTTAACCTAACATCTTTAAAAAATAGGTTAATGGCCCCGTAGCTCAGTTGGTTTGGAGAAATCCTTAGAGCTTTCCGCTTTTAACGGAAATGTCACAGGTTCGAATCCTGTCGGGGTCACAAAAATTACCAGATGTTACCGTTAAGGTGGTATAAAAAGTGTAATTAATTGGTTTACAATGGATTGATTTTATAGAAAATCACAAAACGTTACCGTTAATTACCGAATGCACCCATAGTTTAAGTGGTTAGAATTTTGGATTGGTATTTCAAGGGTCTCGTATCGTGTACGAGTGGGTGCTCCGAGCCATTTGGATTGTGAAACTTGTGGTACAAGATATTGTGACCAAAGTTGTTAAATTATAAGGTATGATTTGGTTATTACATTAATATTTCGTATCTTTGTAGTAAATTAAAAATAAGATATGAGAGAATTAGTGGTAACACCATCGATAACAGATAGAAGTTCACCTTCATTACAAATGTACTTCAATGACATTCAATCAATTAAGATTTTAACACCTGAAGAAGAGTATGAAATTGCGGTAAAAGCGTTTGATGGTGATGAAAAATCTAAAGAATTATTAGTAAAACATAACCTAAGATTTGTAATAAGTGTTGCAAAACAATATCAAATATATGGGATTAAATTTGAAGATTTAATCAATGAGGGTAATATAGGGTTGCTTAAAGCGTCAGAAAAGTTTGACCCATCAAGAGGTTTTAAATTTATATCATATGCTGTATGGTGGATTAGACAAACAATAATAGCACACATACAAGCAAACAGTAAAATTGTTAGACCACCACTTGGTAAATATATTAAATCATTTAAAATGAAAAAAGAATATACCTTGTTGGAGCAAAAGTTAGAAAGAACTCCAGCTTACAATGAATTGGTAGACCATTTAGGTAATGAGTTTAGTGATTCTGAAATAGAGTTTTTTATTGATAATTTAAGTAATAAGGTACAATCATTAGACGCACCTTTAGGAGAAGATGATGATTCTATAACGTTATTAGATTTGTTAAAAGATTCAAATGATTTCGATTCAAATGACTTAGTTAAGTTAGGTGATTCTGACATTAGAACTGAAGTATTACTTAGTAGGTTAAATGATGAAGAGAAAACCATATTAATATTATTATATGGCTTAGATGGTAGAGAACCAGTAAGTATCAAAGAAGTATCAAATATGTTAGAACTTAGCAAAGCAAGAATTGCTTTGATTAGAGATAAGTCTTTACGTAAATTAAAATTCCAATTGCTTCATAAGGGTAATTGGTTGAAAGAAATATGAGGTAAAACAACCCCAGCAACTGTATAAGTAATATATTGTTGAGAGCTGACTCAACACTCCTTAGTGAACTGCTAGGTGTGAAAGGTAGTTGAGACACCGACTTGCGGGATTGGTGTCCAATGGCTAACATGTGACCCTTCCAAGGTTGAGCTGTCGGTTCGAATCCGACATTCCGCACAAAAATACAACATTTAAATTGAATCTTTAATTCGTTTAAGTAAATCAATCTTATTCTCAAATAAGGTTTCTTTTAAGGCTTGTCGTTCATCTTCAAGTCTATCTCTTACGATACTTTTAACCTTTTCCGTAAATGATAAACCTAATTCCACAGTAGTACTAAATTTATGGTTAGCCAATATTATTTTATCATGGCCAATAACCATACAGTATTCATTTACCCTATCTATTAGAAAGTATTCATCTGATTTAGGTGAAATCATTCTTTCAACATCAGTTCTATCTAATAACTTATTAACAATTTCAATTGTTTCTTTAGCTTCTTCATTATCTTCCAATTTACTCTTAAATGTCCAATTCATAATTTTTATTTTTGAGTTAATCTTACAAAGATACAACAAATAACCCAATTATCAAAGTATTTCGACATTCTACCTATAATATCGTTAAAGTGTAGATTAAAAGAAAATCATAGTTTTATTTGTGTAATTAAAATATTTTTCATATCTTTGTATTCTAATATAAAATATAGAATTATGAGTTATTGGGATGATTGTGACGAATATTGGTTTGGGCAAGAATTTGGTAGCAAGAATAAAAATGCTCCTGAAGGTGTTCATATAATGAACAAAGACGAAAGTAAGTTACTTCGTAGGCTTATGTCTGAAAATGGAATGACTGAGGAAGAAGTGCGGAGTCACAAAAAATATCGAAAGATGTTATCTAATGCACAAAAGGAAGGTCAAAAATGTCATAGAAGTAAAAATCAAAAGGTTAAGGACGGTATTATGAAAGAAATAACTAAAGAGTTAAAACTTCCGAAAGAACATCCAGATGTTGTTGAAAGATACAATGCCAAGATAAAGGAAATTATGAGCGGTAAAGATATTTGGAATAGATACTATTTGTTCCATTAACTGATGATGAATTTTAAGAAATTAGCTGATGATGAATTTTAAGAAATTAGCTGAAAGAGTAATTAAACGTTTAAAAGCGGAAGGGGTTGAATGTTATTTATGGCATGCGGCCACCACTGGTAGTGCTTATATACGTTTTAGTGATAGTAGAATAGGTTCAGTTAGATTTGGTGACCATAAAGGTAGAGCTCAATATAGCTACCGATGGAATGTTAGAAGTGATTTTCCAGTTGGCCACAGCAAATGGCATAAGATAGAAGGTAGATGGAGATATTATACGCACACAAAGAATTGGATTGATATGATACCTTTAATTATTGAACAAAAAAAGAAGGTTGAACAATGGGGACCTAACCCATATGAGTATTATGTACCTGAACATAAAAGGAAAAATGAAATAAAATCAACAACTAAAATAAAATTAACGGAAGTCGAACTTAATAAATTAATAGATGGATAATTCAAAAGAAATTAAAGAACAAAATGAACTTTTAAAAAATAAGTAATGAATAACAAAGGTAGAAAAATATATATTAGGAAAGACTTAGTTGGTGTTGATGAATTAAGTGAATTGGATTTTGAACTACAGGATAGTTTTGGGTATGATTATGAAAATGATGAAATATACATTATAGATTCAATTAAAAATGATTCAATTAGAAAGAAAGTACGATACTATGTTGATACAACACCACTTAAAATTAGTGATTTAGAAAAGCTATTGAAGAAGTATAAAAAGAAAGGTGCGACACATATAGCTATAGAACATCATACTGACCATAATGGTTATGAATTTTCAGGATTTAACGTTGAGTTGGCAGATGATGAGATTATACAAAGATATGAAGATGAATTATCAAAGAAATTAGAATTAAATAAAAAATATAATAAATTAAAACTTGAGATAGATAAAGTTAGGCATGAATATGATAAATTAAAGGTTTAATTTGTTTATATCAAAGTTTTATAGTATAATTGTAAAAATAAGTCAGAGGTTTATACGCACTACGGTGAGGAACTTCACGGCATCACTGCTAGAGGTAGGAGAGTTTAATAAAGGAGAAGTCATAAAATAGGAAAGATACCAAAGACTTCGTTGGTAAATGCCTTTATTACTCGTTTGCACTACCGAGGATGCAACCCAAATAGATTTAGGTGAGAGGCAGACCTATGATAATCGGGTTGGGGCAAATAGGTAAATGTATAATTAAAACAGAACCGTGGGTACGACATGCACTTATTTTTTAATTTAAATAAATTATAATTATGAATGATGCATTAATAGAAGCTGAAGTTAACAAAAGAGTTCAATTTAAAATGAATGAATTTTGGACCTCATTCGAAAATCACATGAAACGAAATGAGCACTATAAATGGGCTTCAATGAATAAAGATAATATAATGAGGGCAACCCATTATATTGATGCTTATGAAGAAATACGGGGTATCTTAAGGAAGGAAATTGACCTACCTACAGCATTGGATGGTGAGATAGCAAAACGAATTTGGGAAAATAAAGAAGAACTAGTCAGTAAGATAAGTGATAGAGTACTTAATAAAGGTACTTTCAATTATTTGTATCTTAAAAGCTTTATAAAGGAGCGTAAAACCCATTCATCGCTTTAGCGTGAATGGGATGTAAGCAACCAAAAGATTTGAATTTTAAAAATAAAGTCGTATATTTTTATTAACTCTGGTTTTGGGATGCAATCGGAGTATAAACAAAAACGGGATGAGGCGTTACCATTAGGTGAGTCTGTGACCCCCGAAGCCCAACCCATCGCCTCTGGCGTGGGTGGGTAGTTCACTAATAATTGTATAGAAGATTTTATAAATGGGTAAGAAATATTGTGATTGCGGTAAGCCAGCGAAATGGTTATACATGCCAGGTTATAGTGATAGTGATAATGATTTTTCATGTGATGATTGTGTTCCAAGAGGTTGCTCTTGTAATTCACACCATTTATTTAATAAATGGGAAAGTGCACCAACCGACAAAGATGGGGTTGAAGGTAAAGATTGGAAGTGGCTTGAGAAAGACGTTGAATGGACTCCATTAGATAGTAAGGGTAGAGAATACCCATGTTGTGAATTTGAATATGATACAGACGAAGATACTTTTAGTGATTTATAGGTAAAAAATTTGTTTATTCATTTTTTTATAGTATAATTGCGTCATGATAGAATCGTTTAAAGGTCAATATGCTTGGTTAAGCAACATGACACCAGTTAAAATAATGTATGATGGAATTGAATATCCATCAGTCGAACACGCTTATATGTCGGCCAAATCGCATAATATGGAATGGAAATCTAGATGTGCCGATGGTCAAATATCAGCAAGACAAATAAAAGCTGAAAGTAAAGGTATCTTCTTAATTGAGGGTTGGCATGATTTCAAACTTGATGTAATGAGAGAATGTATTAACCAGAAGTTTTCTCAAGAACCATATAAAACCCAATTGGATGAAACGGGTAACATGTATATTCAAGAAGGCAACTGGTGGAATGATACTTTTTGGGGTGTTGTTATCAAAACTGGTATAGGTGAAAACAATTTAGGTAAATTAATAATGGAAAAAAGGGATGAAAACAGAAAAAATAAATGAACTAATTGCTGAATTTATGGGTTATTCCAAACACCCCGATTACAATGGATATGAAATTGATGGTGACCCATATCATGCTAGTCAATTAAGATATCATGAAAAATGGGATAAATTAATGTTGGTGGTTGAAAAAATCGAATCAATCAAAGATGAGCATCATGGCTATTTCGCTGTATATATTGGTGCTAACGGGTGTACCATTCAAGGTACTAAATTAAGGCTTGATAAACCAATTGCTAATCCACCAATATATTTTAATAATGTTGTATTAAGTACAAAGTTAGAAGCAACATATCAGGCGGTACTTAATTTCATTAAATGGTATAATAAACAAATAAAAAAATAATTATGTTAGAACAAATTTTAGAAAATTATGAAGATGAGTAAATCTTCATAGCTGATGGTTTTGATAAAGCTGTTATTGGTATTGCAACTGATTTTACAGACCCAAGATTAATATACTCTGTAAGTAAATGTATTGCAATATTAATGGAACGAGATGAAATGTCGTATGAAGAAGCATATGAATATTTTACATATAACGTTTCTGGCGGTTACATAGAAAATGGACCGATTTGGTGTTGGGATGATTTTGAGTGGTAAAAATTTATTATTTTCAAATAAATTTAGTATATTTGCAACACAAAATATAAATTATGATAATACAATTAGTAGATAGAAATAAAGAAATGTGCGATGCATGGGCAAAAGAATTCGTGGATTGTGACGATGTTATTACATTTTGTGGCGACTTTTTCACACCAGAAACTGACTGCATAGTATCACCAGCAAATTCATTTGGGTTTATGGATGGCGGCTTAGATGGTGTGATTACTAAACGTTTAGGTTCACAAGTTGAGAAAAATATTCAAGACCGAATTAAAGAAACTGATATAAAAGAATTATTGGTTGGTCAAGCAATAATGGTTCCAACTGAAAACAAAGAAATACCATTTTGTATTTCAGCACCAACAATGAGAGTCTCCATGAATATTGAGAATACAGTTAATGTCTATTTAGCGGCCAAAGCTATTTTTAGTCAATTAAAAGGTGAAACTAGAATTAATAAAGTTACAATTAGTGGTTTAGGAACTGGTGTGGGTAATGTATCACCTGAAATATGTGCCGCACAGATGAAACAAGCTTATGATGAAATTTGGTTAGGTAAATCAAAATTCCCGAATTCTTTAAAAGATGCTTTTTTATTAAACATAAAATATATTAATGAATCCATTAGAAAAAATAGAAAATGACCCTAGATTGCAGACCATACTACATGGTTTAACCCAAATGTGGCACTATCCTGAAGAATTTTTAGCGTTAGTTGTATATCATACTGATGATTTTGATTTAGCTAATGAAAGTATTGAAATGTTTTCTGAACATGATATTGATTTGGAAGAAGTATTCATTCAAATAATGGATATTACTGATTTTAAAGAAAGGTGTTTGAATAGTGAATATTTAAACCGAGAACGTTGCAAAGAAGTATATGATGAAAGAACTTTATGAGTTTATAAATAAAAGAATTGAACATATTGAGAATTCAGCAACATCTTCAATGGGGTTAGGTAGAATTTTAGAGTTAAATATTATAAAGTTTAAAGTAGAATAATTACTGAAAGATGGATAGAGATGTAAAATTAAAACAATTACGTTATAAATTTCCAAAATTGATAAGTGAAGGTAAAGTTAAAATTTCTACTAGAAGAAGTGAAAATTCAAATAACCGCATGATAAATTTCTTAATACCCGCTGAAATAGTAGTTTATTTAGAGACTTCATGTTACTTTGAAGATGGTAAAGTTGGAAGGGATAAAGTTACTAGTTGGTTAAGACGTAATAATTATAGATATTCACCATTGTTTGATTCATATCTATATTAATAAATTAAAAAATGAAAAATAATAGTAAATTTTTAAGTTTGGTTTTAAGACATAAACCTGAAACCATTAAAATAAAATTGGATAAAAATGGATGGGTTGAGGTTGATGAATTATTAGCTAAATTAAAACAGCATAATAAAGAGATTCCTTTAATGGAATTAAAGGAAATTGTTTATTTTAATGATAAAAAACGTTTCGAATTTAACGAAGATGAAACCAAAATTAGAGCGGCTCAAGGTCATAGTGTAAAGGTTGATTTACAACTTAAAGCTCAACGACCACCAATGGAGTTATACCATGGAACTGTATCTAAATTTCTGGATGCAATCAAAAAAGATGGTCTAAAGAAAATGAATCGCCATGCAGTCAATTTAAGCCATGATTTATCTACTGCGACTAAAGTTGGTAGTAGAAGAGGTGAGGCAATCATATTGGTTGTTAATAGTGGTGCTATGTATGCTGATAAATTCAAGTTCTTTCAATCAAAGAATGGTGTTTGGTTAGTGGATGAAGTTCCACCAAAATATATAAAAGTTAAAGAATAATGTATAAAAAAATAATTGAAATTGAAATTAACGATATTAGGTATGAGGCTGAAATATTATTACCTGAATATGATGAATCATTAAATCGTAACCCAAATAATTATAAAGTTGTTATTGAAAATGCCGATGAAGATTTGATTCTATATCTTAATGACCGTTTGGTTAATACAGAATATCATAATTCAAAACCAATAGCGTCTTCATATAAAATTGATTGTAAGATTTTTTATAAAAAACTTCATGTTGGTACATTAAAGGGTGTATTTCCTACTATAATAGACGCTAATTTTGAACACATTGTACTTAAATCAGATATATTTGAACTAGAAGTATTTAAACTGTTAGAAGGGACAAAAACCTTAAATGGTACTAAAATTTATAAACTAGGAGAATGATAATAGAAGAAACAGAAAATGGTGATTTAAAGTTTGGAACGAATAATTTTGATGGTTTGAATAAGGGAATAGTGATTTTCCCTGAAAATTTGAGTGATATCAAAAAATTAGAACAAATTAAATTATTTTTAGAAAATATATTAAAAAAAGATTAATGGGTGATATTAAATATTGGTTTAAAAGAAAATTTTGGCAAATACGTAACGTATTTAGATGGTTACCTATCATTTGGAATCAATTCGATTTTGATTATAGATATGCCATTGATGTATTTAAATTTCAATTACAAAAAACTTCAGATTATTTAAATTCAGATAAAGCAATGACTTTATCAGCTAAAGATAATCATAAACGTTTACAGATGATAATTAATTTAATGGATAAAGTTTATGATGAAGAATATGGAGGTGAATATTATGATAAACTAATTGAACTATATGGTGAAGATATATTAAAGCATAAATTTATTCCATGTGAAGACAATCAAGGTTATAGTGAGTTGAAATATTCATATGAATTAACTGAAACCCCTGAGCGGATTAAAGAGATTAATGAAACTAGATTAAGGTTGTTAAAAGAAAGCCATGAAAAACAACTTAGAGCGCATAAACTTTTATGGGAATTAGTGGAACATAACATTCAAAAAATGTGGGATTAATGTTTGAAATATATAAAATATATGGGTGTATAAGTGCTATATCTGAGCGTTGTAGAAATAAAATAAAAAATATAAAGGTTATATTTGGAATTTTAAAAATTAATAAAATTAAAGATAATTTAGAAATAAAAAATACAAATAAAAAGGGGCGACGCTTCATCTTGGGCGACATACATGGCGCATATTTAGCACTTTTACAAGTTTTAGAACGTTGTGGATTTGACTATGATAATGATGAGCTTATAACCATTGGTGATATTGTTGATGGATGGGGCGATTCATTCATGGTGGTTGAAGAGTTGCTTAAGATTAAGAATAGAATTGATATTCGTGGGAATCATGACTTTTGGTTTCAAGAGTTTTTAGACACTACCGTTCATTCAGAACGATGGGGGATGGGTGCTTTATCTACAGCTAAATCATACGCAAAAGCTGCTGGGATTGAATTATTGATTCAAAAGTTACCAAGTAAAGATGATGAATTTTTTAGAGATAATGGATATATTTTGAATTTTAATTCAGGTGATGTACCAGATAGTCATAAAGCTTTCTTCAGAAAACAAAACAATTATTATAAAGACCACCTTAATAATTTATTTGTTCATGGTGGGTTTAATCTAGGTATTCCGATAAAACAAACTTTACCTTACATATTCATGTGGGATAGACATTTATGGAAAAGAGCGTTAGAGATTAAAGATTCAGGAATGATGTTGATTTATCCTGAACAATTCAACCAAATATTCATTGGACATACAGCGGTAAGAGGTACTGAACCTATAAAAGCTGATAAGATTTGGAATGTTGATACTGGTGCTGGTGGGGGTGGTAAATTAACTATAATGGATATTGATACCAACGAATATTGGCAGTCAGATAACGTACCCGATTTATATCCTGATGATGAACATAATAAAAACAATTGGTAATGAAATATAAAATTAAAGAAGAATTAAGAAGAGGTTTATTAGAAAAGAAAGGTGACACTTATGATTATGGGTGTGTTATGCTTTATTTTAATATAAAGAAAAGTGATTGGGATAGGATTCAATCATTAATAGCTGATGAGGACCTTTATGAAGAAGAAGGTGACCAGACATATGGCCGTGAAAATGACCCACATGTAACCGTATTATATGGTTTGCATGCGGATGTTCCAGATTCTAAAATTGAAGAATTGGTTGATGGACTTAAACCAACGGAATTGATATTGAAAAAGATTTCAATCTTCGAGAATAATGATAAATATGACGTTGTTAAATTCGATATCACTGGGGTTAGTAAAGGTAAGTTAAGTGATATGAATACTAAATTTGTAAAATTACCTCATACAAGCGATTACCCCGATTATTATCCACATGCAACGATAGCATATGTTAAAGCTGGAACTGGTAAGAAATATGTACAAACGTTATCTACTAAAGATGCGATTACTGTAGAAGCAAAAGATTTTAGATATAGTAAGGCTGATGGGACTGAAAACAAATATAAATTAAAATGGTAGAACAAATTAAAAAAGACATGGTACAAGCCATGAAAGAAGGTGATACACTTAAAAGAGATGTGTTACGAGTATTACGAGGTGAATTACAAAGAGGTTTCTTAACTGAAGATGCTGATGTAATTAGAACAGTTAAAAAAATGATTGAAAATATCAAAGAAAACGGTGGTAATGATGCTGAAGTTGAAGTGTTGGAAAAATATTTACCCCAACAAATAACTGAATCTCAAATGAGATATTTGGTTAAAGAAGTTATCAACAAAGATGATATCGAATCAATGAGTGGTATGGGGCTTATTATGGCTCATTTCAAAAGTAAATATGATGGGACATACGATGGTAGGGTGTTAAGTACAATAGTTAGAGACGAATTATCATGAGCATATAATGAAAGCGTATAAATTAGTACGAGAATTGAAAAATGGCGAAATCACTTCCTTATTCATCAACAAGCAAGAGCGATATGATTTTGGGATTTGGTATGAGGCGCAAAACCATCCAACAAACGGTTTTGCGGAAAGACCATTTTTTCATTGTACAGCTAAGATGTCAGCACCACATTTGAAAACGCAACTTAAAACTGGTGAAAATCGAATTTGGGTTGAATTGGAAATCGATGGGTTTACTGAAATGAAACGCCCCGAAAATCAAGGTGGTGTATGGTATCTAGCAGAAAAAATTAAATTCATTAAAAAAATACTTTAAATAATAAGCTATGACAATATTTTTTATGATAACAACCATTATGTTTTTAACTTTATGGTTAAATACTTTCTGGATTACAAAAACACCTGATATCATTAAATCAATTGAGCGTGAATATCAAAATATGCGTGATAGAGGTTGGGATAGAATATTCTTGATGTTTGATTTGCATGGGACTATCATAAAACCTAATAGGGCTGTCGGAAATACTGACCTTGTTTATTATCCTTACGCTAAAGAAACACTTCAATTACTTAGTAAACAGAGTGATTTAGATTTAAATATCTACACATGTTCACATGAAGATGAGATTATTGAATATCAAGCAAAGTTCAAAGAAGATGGAATAATCTTCAAATATGTGAATGAAAACCCTGATGTTCAAACAAGTGGGTATGGAAATTATGATAAGAAGCCATACATGAATATCTTATTTGAAGATAAAAGCGGTTTTGACCCAACAAAATGGAAGCTTATTTACGATTATTTTAAGGAAAAATATAAAGATTCTTGACTTTTCTAATAAATTGTAATATTTATATGTATAAGTATTACAATTATGAAAAGAAAAAAAATTAAAAAAACATTTACATTAGATGAAGAAATTTATAATAACTTCTGTGAATTAGCTGATTCATTAGCAATTAATAAGTCAAAATTTGTTGATAATAAATTGAAAGAATTCATAAAACTTAATAGTGATGAAAAATAAGTTTTATATTACGTTTAGGGTGGTCACCAACTAAATACGATAAAAGTAATAATATTATAACTAAAGATAGGGCTATTAAAATGTTCTTATCTGATGGTAAAATGAGAGCACCAAATTGTAAAGTCGATATTGTAAAATTAGATTGGTTTAATAAGAAATATAATAATGGTCTTTAATTACTTGGTTAATTAGAAAAAATTGTGTATATTTGCATTAAATAAAATTAGTTATGAGTGAAATGGTAGATAAGTTAAAAGCCATACTTGAAAGTGAAGAGGGTAAAAAGGCAACTGAAGAATATTTCGGTAGGCTTGCTCGTGCTGATAAACGACAAAAAAAGAGAGTTAAAAATCTTAATAAATACGTTCAAACATTAACTAATGAGTGTTTACATAGTTTAGTAGTTAGATATTGTAAATGGGAAGAAAAGATTCAGGATAGATTATATTATCGTGGGATTGATGGTAGTAGTACGTTGATGGGCGTAGTGTTTGATTTTTTTCAAGAATATGGAACTGAATTAGAGAGTGAAGATATGTTTCAAACAGCTCGTTATCAATTTAGAAACTATGAAATGAGCCTTTATCAAGGTCAAGGTTGCTTTTTTAAAATAGAATACATAGAAAAAACAAGATTAATATAATGGTATTAGTAAAATTTGAAATAGAAGAGTATCACTTAATTTTAATTAAGCATTTGGGTTGGGAAATAATCAAAGACAGTAATAAAATATCAAGCTTTATCGAAGAAGGTGCTGAAACACCTTTTGGTGGTTTTCACATTATTGAAGACATTGGTATTATGTTATTTGGTAAACCAGAAGATGATTTTGACCCATTAAGCCCATATGGACCACAATACACTGATGAACAAAAAGAAATCATAAAACGTGTATGGTATACATTACCAAAAGCGTTAGAAATTTGCTGTTATGTACAGAAATTTGAAGCTGGAGTTTATCGCACAAAATATAATCTTAAAAACTGGAAAAAGATATAAATGGAATCAGTAATATTTAATCTAAATGAAACTAATAGTTTATTCAATGGAATAATTGATTCCAGTTGGCACGCAATTGTTTTGGGTGAAGTTGCAATTCCAATCTTTAAAGATGGTGAAACATGCCCACATTTTAAAACAAGTGTTAGAGGTAAAAGAGTGTATCTTCTTACATCACCAAATTCATCATTAAAAATCATGCAACTAATGTTAGCAATAGATGCCCTTAAACGAGCTAGTGCTGCTGAAATAATACCCATAATACCTTATTTTCCTTATGCTAGACAAGATAAACGTGACCAACGAAGAGGCCCAATTGGTGCTAGAGTTATGGTTGAAATGATTGAAGGTAGAGGGGCAACGTCTATTATTACATTAGACTTGCATTCAGACCAAATTGAAGGGTTTTTTAGAATACCCGTAATTCATTTAAGAGGTAAATATCTATTCCATGATTATATAGTTAAAACAAGCTCTTCTAAGACCGTTTTATGCTCACCTGACGCTGGTGGATTAAAACGTGTTAAAATGATAAGAGACCTTATATATAAGCGTAATGAAAGTATTAAATTATCATTCGTATCAATAGATAAAACTAGGTCGGAAGCTAACAATGTTGATAGTATGGAAGTGTTGGGTAATGTTGAAGGTAAAGATGTTTTGGTAATAGATGATATGTGTGATACTGGTAATACATTGGTTAAAGGAGCCAATGCATTATTAGCCGCTGGGGCATTAACCGTTAGAGTGTTGGTAACGCATGCGGTTATGAGTGGTAATGCTTATGAGATGATTGAAAGTTCTATTATTGATGAATTTATTTGTTCAAATTCATTAGAACAAGAAGAAGAAATATATAATATGGGTGGTAAATTGACCGTCATTTCAGTGGCAAATGAAATAGCAAATGCAATAATTAATATTAATAACAGTGGAAGTATTCACAGATAAGATTATAATGGATGAATTAGAATTATTAATGTCGCAATGTGAGATATACTTAGACGTACCAAAAGAGCGTGTAGGTGGTCAAGTAGCTGGCATGCAGTATTACCCTACAGTTGTTGAACATAAAGACTTAGGAATTAAGATAACTATAAACTCTAGTAAATCACAATATAAGAATAAAGAACTTGCTAAAACCCTTATGGAATTAGCCATTTTAGATTTAATTAAATTAAAATAATGAAGATTACGTGGAATTTTAGAGTGTTGGTCACAGAACATAAACATGCTGATGGTGAAGTGGAAACTTGGTTGGCTATTCATGAAGTTTATAGTGATGACAAAAGTAACCCCCATAGTTATACAGAAAACTCAGTTGATATTTCTGGAAATACAAAAAAAGAGTTGAAGTAGCGTATTAAAAATGAAGGAATGTTTAAACAAACCTTATTTATGGGGTGATGATAGATTCCCACAAGAATATAAAAAAGGTGAGTAGTTTTACAGACCCAATTATTAAGCAACTTAGAAAATCTATTCCTGAATCTGAAGCAAGACTTAGACAGCTTAAGAAAGAGATAATACCTGAATTCATTAAACCATATCACGTTAGGATATGTGAATTGATGGAAGGTAATCTTGAAGCTAATATAAGGTTTCTTAAAAAGATGGAAGCGTTTAAAAATGAAGAAATGACATCGAAATTTAAAAAGAAAAAAATGAATAATTTAATTGGTGTTAGTGGGGGCATTAAAGCTGGTAAAGACCTTGTAGGGCAGATGATTCAATATATTGGTGATGAAATTGCTGAACCAACATTTGAAGGCTTTCAAGAGTTTCAAGTTACATTTACATTTACATTATATACCAAATATCAAATAAAGAAATTCGCTGATAAACTTAAAGATTGCCTATGCCTTATTTTAGGTTGTACTAGGGAACAACTTGAAGATAGAGATTATAAGAATACTGAATTAAGTGAAGATTGGTGGTATTATAAAGGAAATACTGGAATTTATCTTTATAATACTCCTTATAAAAGTAATAAGAAATTACCTCTTATTAAATTAACTCCTAGACTTTTACTTCAATTATTAGGTACTGAATGTGGTAGAAATATTATTCATCCAAATATTTGGTGCAACTCGCTTTTTTCTGACTACACAGGAGATATTGAAACTTGGAAAAATATTAAAAGTTATGAAGGATTATACCAAATCTCTTCTTTTGGTAATGTAAAAAGTTTGGATAGAAAAATAACTTATGGTAATCATAAAGGAGAATACCACACTAGAAAAGGACAATTATTAAAACCTACTTTAAGTGGTGGATATGCAACAGTATCGTTAAGTGGAATTACTTACACTGTACATAGTTTAGTGGCTAGACATTTTTTGAAACAACCTGAAGGTAAAGATTATGTGATTAATCATATTGATTACAATAAAGAAAATAACTTTTATAAAAATCTTGAGTGGGTTAAACAAGCAGATAATGTAAGATATAATTATAAAGTAGGTAAAGCTAATATAGGAGAAAAGCAAAAAGATGCTAAACTTACAGATACTATTGTTTTACAAATTAAAGACTGGTTATTTTCTGGAAAATATACCAATACTGAAATAGCAAGAAGAGTTAATGTATCACCTACAACTATTACAGATATAAAAAAAGGAAGGAAATGGAAGCATGTAGGTAAAGAAATAGAAGAAATTCAACCAATATTACCTGAACCTACCTCTAACTGGATTATAACTGACGTTAGATTTCCTGAAAATGAAGGTAAAGCTGTTAGTGATAGAGGCGGTTTATTGATTGGCGTTAGACGAAAATTTGGGTTAAGATTTCCAGAGTATGCATTTCGTGAAATGCCTGATGACCCATATGCCATACCATCAATGCTACAGAATGATGACGAAAAGTTATTTGATACTTTAACTCATGAGTCCGAGGTAAATATGGGTGACCATTCATGGTGTGATGTAGTAATAGAAAACAACGGAACGGTTGAAGAGTTATTCAATGAAGTTTTGAAAGCTGTTTATTATAAAAAAGAATTAGTATGAGTTTATTTAGTGTAGCTTTTAGAGATAAATTAGGTCTATATATTAAGCTATAATCATAGAGAAAAACAATCAAAATTAGGTGACTTTTATCACTTTTTTTGATATTTATAGTATAGGGAATTTTACAAAAAACGTTTTAAAAATATGCAAATATTAGTTAGTATTGATGGCGATGGACACTTCATGGCCGCATATCCAAGTGATAGAAAATCAGTGATAAAATTATTAGAAAGTATCAATGATGGTGATTATTATTATGACATTATAAATGATAATGGAATAAAATTACCTTCTGATATATCAACTATGTGCTGTCAAGATTGGGATGATTTTATCCAAAATTTTACCCAAAGAGGTATGTTAGAATATGTAGAAATTCCTAATATAATTCCTAAAGCTTGTGAGTGTGTATAAAAATAAATCACAAAAAACGGGGTTTATATACCTAAAAAGCGTACATTTGCTTTAATTAACAAAAAAATTTATTATATTGTATGGATGTAACCAAGATTACAAAAGTCTCTGTCTTCGATTTTGACGGTACGTTAATAGACACTACGATGCCTGATGAGGGTAAAAAATTATGGAAAGAGAAAACTGGTGAAGACTTCCCACACAAAGGTTGGTGGAGTAAAAGAGAGTCACTTGATTTAAACATTTTCCCTAATAACGCCTTTGATGATATGGAAAGTGAATTTAATAAAGCCAAATCACAACCTGATACTTTTGTAGCATTATGCACTGGTAGAATCACACCATTAACAAATCAAGTTAAAGCTATTTTAAAGAAACATGGTTTTAAGTTTGATGACGTTGTTTTAACTGGTGATAAGAGATTTAACAACGGAGCTAATAACACATTATCATTTAAAATAAACTATCTAAATTCATTACAAAAACAATTTCCAAATTTAAAAGAAATTACTTTTTTTGATGACCGTAAAATACATACCGATGCATTTTTAGAATGGGGAAAAACACAAAAAATTACATTTAACCATCATTTAGTTGAACGTGGGGAGTAATACACCACGTAAAAAGACAAGAAAATCATTACGACACCAACATGTAAAACACTAAATAATTATAAATTTTAACCTAATTAAATAATGAAATCAGTCGAAATTAAACAATCTATCACAAATCGTGACTCTCATGCCTTGAAGTCATACTTCCAAGAACTTGCAAAAATAAAAGTTTTAAAACATGACGAAGAATACGAGATAGCTTACTTAGCCTTTAATGGTAATGAAAAAGCTAAAGAATTATTAGTAAAACATAACCTAAGATTTGTTATAAGTGTTGCAAAACAATACGAAAAATCTCAGCTTAGACTTGAAGATTTAATCAATGAGGGTAATATAGGATTGGTTATCGCTTCATCTAAATTTGACCCATCAAGAGGTTTTAAATTCTTATCATATGCAGTATACTGGATTAGACGTTATATTTTATCTTTTATTGCTGAAAATGGTAAAACAATTAGATTACCAAATAACAAAATTAACGTTATTACCAAGATAAAAGAAGAATTTAATATTCTTGAACAAAAATTACAAAGGTCACCATGTTATGATGAAGTTGTACATGCATTAGATGGTGTTTTTTGTGAAGAAGATGTGGCATTTTATTTTGATTCAATTGATACTCATACAATCTCTTTAGATGCTGAAATGGGTCATGAAGGTTCAACAACAGCCTTGTATAATCTTATTCAAGAAACCAATAACATTGATGCATCACACTATCTAGATGAAGAAGATACTAAAAAACGTCAAAACGCCATTTTAAATCTTTTAGATAAAGATATTGAGCGTGAAGTTGTTAAATTAATCTACGGTTTGGATGGGCAAGAACCTATACCGCTTAAGACAATAGGCTTCTTATTAGGTATTACAGCTGAGAGAGTTAGACAAATCAGAGATGAGTCTTTGGAGAAATTAAAATTAAATTTAGTAAAATAATTTTGTATTTTAATTAATTTTTATAAAAGGGAGCGTAAAACCCACAGGTCTTTAGCCTGTGGGATGTAAGCGACTAACCTTGTGAAAGGATATACTCACGAATGGTATCAGGAGAAGCCTCACCGATTGAGCAAACGAAATAACCATCTGACCAAAAAGTATGTTCTTTCCAAAAATGTTTAAATAAGAATGACCTGTGAGATGAACGCCAAATGTGATAAGTAATTTCGGGGTTAGGGACAACCCTTTGTACGCTAACGTGAGCCATTAGGCTATGCGTTGTGCAAGAAGCCCACACATCTTTTTAGTGTGTGGGTAGTTCACTACATAACATAGGGGTCAATTGGTATAATGGTCAGGGTAAATTATATAAAGAGTTTGGATATCCACCTTTCTGGAATGAACCTGAAAACCTAGAATTAATATAATATTTTACGTCTTTTTATTACTTTTCAGTATATTTATAGTATAACTGTAATAAGTTTGATGTGTAAAGTTATAATATAATGGAAAAAAATAAGATTAAAAAAATATTGCGAGAAATAAGTGTTGGGCTATCTGAAGCTCCCAACCCACATATTCAGCATGCTGTTAAGCCTAAATCTAACGATGAAGCGGCTAAAGATAACGATTATGAAAAAGTTGTCAAGTTATTAGATAATGACCTTATCAATCATGCAGCAATTGTTCGTAGAATGAAAGGTGAAGAATGGTCTAATAATAGTGAAGCTACCAACAGGTCTAAATTCAGAAAGAAAGTTAAGAAAATGCAAAATGATGAAGGTGGTACTTACATGTTTGATGAAGATGAATTAGGACAAATTCAAAAAGTTCTTATGAATTTTTCTTCAACAATAAATCATTCATTAGGTAGGCAAGGAAGATAATTTGAGTAAAAAAGTAGACACTAATGACATTAAAAGTCTAATCGATAACATTCATGAGACTTTTGACCAATTACTATCATTAAGAGAACAAGCTAAAAAAGAATTATCTGAATTAGATAAAGACTTATCAAATCAATATCATAATATTGAAGGTACTGAAATTGACCATATGTGTGATTCACATTTTATGGTCATGAAACTAAAAGATATTCTATATCAACGAAGAACAGCTAAAATTAATCATACGTTATTGGAATCATTTATCACTGCCCTAGATTTAAATATGAGGAAAACTAAAAAACGGACCGCTGAGATAGTTAAACGACATGACGAAGTAATACAAGAAATTATAAATAGAGCCAAGTGAACTACCCACCCACAGCATAGCTGATGGGATGGGCTTCTGGTTTCATAGAGTGTGCTTTGTT